CTAAAGGATCACAAAGTGAAATGAAATTAAATAATATATTACAAGAATTATATCCTTCCGCTGAAATAATTGATACTAGTAATGATACAAAAAAGTGTGATATTATGATAAAACGTAATAATAAACCGACCAAACAACCAACTAAACAGCCGACTGAACAACCAATAGAAAAACCAACTAAACAACCAACTAAAAATAAATATTATTAATCATAAAATCTATTGTAATATTTTTTACAGACTACAATAATAATATTTATTTTTAATCATTAATATCTGCTTTACACGCATCTATATTATTAAAATCACCATCCCGATTAGGTATACATATATATATGTTTTTTGTATTTTTGTTCTTCCAAGGCAAGCTTTTTGAGAGTAGATTTTTGTAATTCATCACGCATTAATAATATTTGTACTTTGTTTAATTCAGCCATTGTATCTGTTTTATCATTGTTAAATGTTTGATCTTCTATATAACGTGTACTGCTTAGTTCTATTTCTTGGAGCCTTGGTTTCAATATGTGATCAGACCAATCATCTACAGATATATCACCTAAAGATGAATCATCTTTTTTTGTTGCATGTGTTTGTTTAAGTAATTTTATTTTTGTCATTTGTTGTGTGAATAACTCATTTTGTCTTAAGGTCCTTTCTGTTAGAGTATTAATATAATGTGTTTTTAATTTATTTAGGTATTGTTCGACATTGTTAAATTCATTGATTATTTTGTCTAATTTGTATTTTATTTTTAATAACCTTTCACTTGGGGTTGCTTTTGGTAACTTTAAAACGTCTGCAAATGTTAAGGGTTTGTAATTTAGCAGCTCCCTAATTATTGTTTCTAATTCTATTAGTGTTTTTGTATTAATTGTGTCTACTTGATTAAAAGTACTTAATTGTTTTTGTATGTATCTAAATTCTTGTCTTTTTGAGAAATGTGTCTGGAGTAATTCTAGTATTTTGTCATGCGCTTGTATTTCATAATCAATACCTTTTTTGACAAGGTTATTATAGTCAGGACTGTTTACAGATGTGGTGTGTAAGGCCATATCATTGGTTTGCATACTTAACAATAAGTAATATATAATATTATTTAAAACCCCTCCATATTGATTATTACCATATTTTAAATTTAAATATTTTATTTTATATTTTACATATTTTTGATATTCTATGTTTATATATATTATGTTATAATATATATATATTTAATAGTTATTTTATTTATTTTAGTATGGTAATTTTTGTAGATATGAATCTTCATTCAAATTGCATATCTTTGGTGTACTAAAAGTACCATTAATATTAGGTATACAAATTTTTGGGGACTTTTTAAATTCTAATGATTTAAAACTATCAGGATATGGAGGTAATTTTTTGTTTTTAAGTTTTTCAACTGTTTCGGCTTCGCGAATTGTGTCATCTATAAATGTTTTGCATTCACCTAAAATATATGTGATATATTTGTTCATGTTATACTTGACATCTGTCTGTCCAAAAAAGTCATCTATTTTATTAATTAATTCTGTTATCTTGCCCGTGTAAGCTTTCAAAATGTTTAATATGTTTTTATATTCTGTAGCGTTCATAATTTCTATAATTGTATTATCTCGCAATTCAGTGTAGGTTTTTTTTATTGTTGTATAATCCTTATTATGTGTAAAATCCTGGAAACTGGAAGGTATATGTTCATATGATAGTAAATTGCATTGTTGTTTCAGTCTTTTAATTATATTATTTTTCACAACGGGTGAGTCCAATGATTTCTGTGATTCTTCTTTTATTTTAGCTTCGTATAGTTCCTTTAATTTTTTTAGTTCCGTTAATATTTCTTCGGGCACCTTCATTAATATTTCTTCGGGCGCCCCACCATATTGATTATTATATTTTAAATTTAAATATTTTATTTTATATTTTGAATATTTATTGTAATAATTCATATATATATATATATATTATTATTTATTTTCTAATAATAATGCTTCACATAAATCTAGATTTTCAATAGTCCCTTCCAGATTAGGTATACATATAAATATTTTTGAATGGTCTGCTTCTTCAGTCGCAAGTGCATCTGTTTCTACTTTCTCCATTGCTCCGTCATTTGCGTCATCTTTCACAGATACAGATGCTGCTTTCCACATTGCTTCTTCCTCCGCTTTCTTTAATGCTGCTGCAGCCGCAGCCTCTTTTGCTGCCTTTCTTGCTGCCAGTTTTTCTTCATTTGTTAGTGCGGTTGTGCGAGGTACGTGAATTTTGTCGAGTAGTTTGTCGTATGCTTCTTTATCTGCGCACCATTTTTTAACTTCTTCTGATATTATTATACTAGGAAATTTATCAGGTGTGTATGTATAATACCAACACAAACTATCCATAATTAGCGGATACTTATAAGATGCATTGTCCATGAATATTTTATACCCCTTTTCAAATTCTGACACAATTAAATAATATTTACCTAATATATGTTTTGCTAGTATAAAATCATTTTTTTCTAGAAATGACATATCAAGGGATGATTTATCAGCAGATGTTCGACCTAGATATATTTCAGCTAATATATATTGCATTACTTTATCTTGTATAGAGGATATATATTCAATCCTGTCTACAAATTTGCTATCCATTATATTAAAATTTATTTCCCTTATTGTAGTCTGTTTCTGAACGTCTGTAGAGTTCCATTTTGTTAGGACTGTTATATACAATACGCGGTCGTATGCAATCTGATTAAATCCAGTATTTTGCATATGTTCATTATAGGTTTGTTTATTTATTAATTCACCTCCAGGTGTAATATATAATTCATTTGAGTCTGCCAATAGTTTTATCCAATCACACTCAAATCCAACATGGTGTGTATAATTATAACATATTAGTTGATCATTACAAGTAAATAAGCATAATTTATGAGATACTGCATATACAATTATACCTATTATATTATGTAGATCTATTTTGTCAAAGTCTTTATAATAATTTGTAAAATCAACTTGATAATCTAAAAAATAATGTGATAATAAATTAAAAAATAAATATTCTACAATTATATTATTTAAATAATCTGGTAAATATTTAATATTTGAAAATAGTGCGGTAAATATGTCATAAATAATACTATTATCTGGAATAATATATATTTCTGTTAGTGACTTTACTGAAGGTTCAAAACAAATATTACAATATCTATTAATAAACTCATTTAATATACTTATTATATTGTCTTTAGTTTTATCGTTGATTGATTTGGTATCCTTAAAAAAAATTTGCCAAAGTATATCAGGAGATGTATTTATTGATGTTATGATAAGTCTCTTGGACTCTGTATAGTCTTGGGGGTTTTTGAGATCTGCATTTATCAAATATTTGTGAAAATGCTTAAAAAAATCATTACCAGTCGTATCTCCAAAAATAAAAATTATTTCTGCTGGATATGGATCAAAACTTATACTATATTTTTCTTGTTTTGTTATAAACACGTTAGTAAATATATTATATCTTATTATACCACTCTTATCGATATCATCATCAACACCTCCGTATTGATAATTATTATATTTTAAATTTAAATATTTTGTTCTATATTTTGTATATTTATTGTAATAATCCATATATATATATTATTAAAAAAATTTTTTTAATACAATAATAATACAAAATTAAAATTATTATTAAATTTTACACATTTTGACATTTCAAACGCCGATTTTTATTATGGTAATTATTAACTATAATAAAATAATAATTTAATAATTTAATTTGTCAATTGTAAAAACAATATCGTCATAACGATTTTTATTTTCTCTTAAATCATATACTTTGATAAATTGTTTTAAATCTTCTGGAACTTCATTTTTAAGTATGTCAATCCAATCCCACGACTGAACATCTTCAATTATTAGTATTCCATCGTCCGTCATTATTTGTGAATATAATTTTATAAATTGTTTCATACTTTCTAAAGTATGAGGACCATCATCTAACATAAAATCACACTTTATATTTTTATTTAAAAAATGAGTAATAAAAAAATCATTATTGTATGCGTCCGTGGATGTATGTAATATAATTTTATCATTATTTTTTATACATTCCCAAATATCATTAATATTCATAATATCTAATCCATAAACATTTGCATTTGTAAAAAAATCACTCCATAATTTTATACTTCCACCCATATGTATTCCTACTTCTAATACATTTTTAGCAGTTTCCTTTTTAGATATCAATAAATTTTGATAGAGTGGTAAATAAGAATGTGTTGTATTTTTGTCGGTTCTTGAATTATCAACTATTTGTTCTAAACTCATTATTATAATAATTATTATTATATTATAATAATTATTATTATTAAATGAATAATCTGCGTTTGAAATGTTAAAAGGTGTAAAAAATTTATCTGTAGTATTAGGTAAACATATATATTTACCTGTTTCACTGCATTGATTATTATTATATTTTAATTCTATATAATTATATTTTAAAAAATTGTTTATGTATCTTATTATATGAAATATAAATATATTCTAAGCTTCCTTGTTCACTATTTCCAGTTACTGGAATTTTTTTTATTTTATCTATCGGCCATAAATTTATAAAACTAATTGGTGTGCCTGCGTTCCCTGCTTTTTGTATTTGTGTAATAAAATTATCCGGTGTTAATGCTAATGGTAATTGTTCTCTTTTTATTAAAGATATATGAGGTTTCCAGTCTGTAAACCAACTAGCAATTGCAAATTCAGATTCGGTAGGTGGTTTTGAATTGATTGAATAATGAGTAAAAGTTGGCGTAACTCCTTTCTTTGAAACTGGTGTATATCCTGGATCTATACCTTTATGTTCAATAACCTTAGTCATATGTGGTATTTTGGATAGTAATCCATTTATTATACTTGTTATAAATATATTATTATATTCAGATACATTTTTTAAAAACAAAGGATCATCATAAACTTTTACAATGAAATCACCTAAAGTAATATAATTAGTTTTAATTGAATGTAATTGAGGAGTACTAGTACTATCATTAATATTAAAACAAGTAATAAATAACCTTGTTATTATATTCGCAATAACGCTAAAATATTTGTCATCCTTAGTTAATAATTTATCTAATTCACTATCTTCTGGTATAGATATATTAATTAAAGTGATATGAGGAGTATATAAACCTTTATTGTTTTTAATATTTTTATCATAGTTTTTAAATGGATCTGGTAGCTTTAATTGATTAAAACGCATCACTATTCTTTTACCTAAATCAGAGTTTTGTGCAATCGGTAATGCTATATATAATAATCGCGAATTACGATTATTCCATGGGCTAATATGGTCTTTGTCAGATAGGGTGTGCTGTGGTACATGCACTGGTGGAGGCAATGGCACAGACAATGAGCTTTTATCATTCTTGCAGGCAGAATATGTAGGAAATTCGCCTCTAATATTAGGTATACATATATATTTATTTGTTCCACCACATTGATTATTAGTATATTTTAATTGTAAATATTTTTTTTTATATTTTATATATTTATTGTGATAATCCATATATATACATATAGATTATTTATTGTAATCCATATATATACATATAGATTATTATATTATAATGTTATTTTTAAGATTTGTAAATTTTAGATTTTCAAGGTTTACTTGATTTTTTATTATCATCTTGTAAAATATTTATTTTTGTTTATTACAGTCTTCTAAAGAATTATAATTTCCATTAGGATTAGGTATACAAATATTATTTATTGATTGTTTTTTACGTTCTTGTTCTGCGGGTGTTGTTTTATTGACATCAGCTTCAACATCAGCTTTGGCGACAGCTTCAGCTTCAGCTTTGGCTTTAACGGCGGCTTCAGCTTCGGCTTTGGCGGCAGCGTCAGCTTTGGCGGCCGCTTCAGCGTTGGCTTTTGCGTCAATGTCAGCTTCAACTTTAACGGCTGCTTCAATTTTGGCGGCAGCTGCACCGTCGGCTTTGGCGGCAATGCCAGCTTCGGCTTTAATGGCGGTTTTGACGGCGGTTTTGCCGGCTGCATCTTGACGTTTTGCTACTGCATCTGTATCAATTGGTGGGAAGTCATAATTCTTAATACGTATTTGTTCATGTGTTTGCATACCTAAAGCTAAGAGCTCCGAGTGTCCCATTTTACACCATTTATCACGTGACTTTTCAATTATAGGTAGCTTAAAACTATCAGATTGCTTATATGTACATAAATAATACATCGATGGTCCATACTCATCATTAGCAGAATCTACAAAAAACTTCAGGAATTCTTGTTGTCTTTCACTCCTATAATATTTACCCAGTATATATAATGTTGGTGCAAAATGGGGATTATTATATATATTTCTGTTATCTGCTCTCATTTTTTGCATAATACCTTTCCGTGCTAGAATATTAAAATTATCATCATAGGTAAAAAATTTGGTATAATAATTTTTACCAAACATATATTGCATTACTTTATCTGTTATACTTTTAAAGTTTTGATCTACTATTTGTAAAGCAGTAGATTTAGCTTTTAAATTTGTTTGAGCTAATGGATCATTTGTTATGAGTAATATTGTATCTAAACTATTTTTCATAGTCATTAATATTTGTCCAAAATTGGTATTAGGATTAGTAGATTTTATTATAACTGTTATATACATAACTTTTGAACATTTCGCTCTAGCCTCCTCGGTTAAACCAAACTCATATGTAATCTCATCTATTAGTTTGCCCTCTTGTGTAATATGTAATATATTGTTATTTAGAGTACTATTATCTGTACTAAAAAATCTCTTTGTTGTATAACTATAACTTATTAAATTAGTTTTATGTATAAATAAACACAATTTTTCATTGGATGTATTTACAATTATACCTATACAATCCTTATAATTTATCTTATTAAAATCTGTATAATAATTGGTAAATTCAACTTCATAATCTAAAAAAAATATTGATAATAAATTAAATAATAAATACTCATCAATTACATTATCATTTGCATATAATCCTGTCAACATTAATTTAATATTATCAAATAGTTTAGCAAATTCTATTGAAATGTCTAAATCGGTTTTACCTATAAATATTTCAAGTTGTATATATCTATCAATAAACTTTTTTAATAATTTGTATAAATCATTATTTATATCACCATTGGTCCAATTTTCCAAACTATGTGATGGTGATTCAACTAATTTGAATAAGTTACTAAATTTGCCTAGCAAATTTACGCTATGCGCTTGTAGAAGTGTGTCTTGTGCAGCTATATACATTTCATCGGATGTAATAACAGTCATTATTCTACTGTTAATTTCTTTTGCAAACTGACTTGTCTTATCTGCTAAAATAAAAATCATTTCTACTGGAGTAGTTCCAATAAGTGTACAATTTAAATTATTAAGAGACTCTAATATTTGAGCAATATCATCGGCACCGCCGCCATATTGGTGGTTATTATATTTTAAATTTACATATTTTTTTTTATATTTTATATATTTATTGTGATAATTCATATATATATACATATAGATTATTATTGTAATAATATGTGTATTATAATGTTATTTGTGCGTGATGGTTTTAAGGTTTGTAAATTTTAGATTTTCAAAGTTTACTTGATTTTTTATTATCATCTTGTAAAATATTTATTTTTGTTTATTACAGTCTTCTAAAGAATTATAATTTCCATTAGGATTAGGTATACAAATTAATTGTTTTTTACGTTCTTGTTCAGCGACTGTGTCTATTTTCTTATCAATTTTAAAAGAGTCTTCCGTTTTAAAATAGGCTACAATTTTACACCATTTATCATGAGATGATTTATCAAAATATGAGTATTTTTTATATTGCGTATTATGACATAATTCATGCATAGATGGGACATAATCATGTGCAGCAGACGTTATGAAAAACTTTAATGATGCTGCACTATTTTCACCCCTATAATACTCACCTAGTATATAATATATCGGTGCAAAAGTGCCCTTATCATCATCATCCCAATCGTCAGCCTTCCACAGTTTTTCCATAATATATTTATTTACTTCAATATTAATAATATCAGATACGGGACGATATTTGGTAAGATAAATATTAGCACATATATATTGCAGCACCTTATCTGTTATACTGTCAAAGTTAGTAGTCACATCTTTAACAGCTAAAGCTATAGCTGATTCATCTGTTAAATCCTCTTTTGTGAGTAACATTGTATCAATAATAGGTTTCATAAATATTATTGTTTGATCAAAATTGGTATCTATATCGTCATCAACTTTTGTTAGAACTGTTATATACATAACTGTTAATAATGTATACTTTTCATCAGATGCATATCTATTATATGTATCGCTATTTATTAATTCCCCTTCATGTGTAATATATAATTTAGATGTATTTAATAGAACTTTCAAATCACAACTAAAAAATTTTTTAGTTTTACAACTATAACTTATTAATGTAGAGTTGTGCATAAATATACACAATTTATGTTCAAATGCATTTACTAGTATACCTAGACAATCTGCAGTATATTTTATATTATTAAACTTTTCAAAATAATTGTTAAATTCAGCTTTATAACCTAACAAATATAGTGATAATGAATTAAATAACAAATACTCATCAATTACATTATCATCTGCATAGAATCCGGTTAATATTAATTGAGCTTGATTAAATACTTTATTAAATTCTGGCGTAATGTCTAAATCGCCTTTAATACCCGAATATCTATCAATAAACTTTTCTAATAAATTTGTTAAATCAGAATCCCAATCAGGTGTATTATCACTAGTGCCCACGCATTCTTTTACAAACTTCTTTTTTCTATCCGTATATTCTTGCGAGCCATCTAACTGACCAATTTTTGTGCTAATTATTTTTGTGAAATTTTTACCCGTCTCATCTCCTAAAATAAAAATCACTTCTACTGAAGTAATTTCAATACCGTGAAACTGATCCTCTATATTTTTGGTAATATCACCAGCTCCATATTGATTGTTATATTTTAATTGTAAATATTTATTTTTGTATTTTAAATATTTATTATAATAATCCATATATATATAGTCGATAATATATTTTTGTGTGTTTATTTTTACATGCATTAAAACTCTCAAATCTTCTGGTAATTATATTCAGAATGATACAGAAGATATTTTAATACCAATATTTAAAAAAATAATGTCAAAATAAAAATTTATTTTGCTTTTGCTGCGTTCTTTCGAACACTTTTTCGATGTTTATGGCAATTAGCTGTTTTTGCTGCACAGTTCGCAACTCTGTGTCGGGAGGGTGTTGGCAATCTCGACATTATTCAAGACACATGCATGCGTTGGGAGGGCATCGGCAAACGCATGCGGGCCAGATCGCAAACAATGCTTCTGCAATCATCTCGAACGGGCGCGACGAAGTCAATGCGAGCGCTGCAGCAAGCTGCTTGCTCTTGTCATTGCATGATGTATCAACTTCTGGATTGCGCTCGCGTGCAAGCATCACGGTGATGAATATATCCAGGAGCTGTTTGCGCGCCCATCCCATCTTGCTTGGTGGAAATGCGTGTGGATTTTCATTCCATGTCATGATCATGCGTATTTGTTCTGCTTGGTGTCGTGTGCACTGTGAGTGACGACACAGTGCAATATGCGCATATAAAGCATACATGGCTTCTAGAGTGTGTCCGCTTGCAAACATGCGTTCGCATAAGTGCTGGTGCTCCAGGCATGTATCGTAGTCGTCGTCAGACGAGGGTTCACTTTCGTCGTCAGGCGGGGGTGTACTTTCAATGAGCCTTGGGCTGCTAGGACTCATGTCGGTTCTTACATTAATTGTAAGTATGGAACCAGTAAACACTTAATATTTCAATTTTTTTTAACTATAATAAGTTTTATTACATTTTAATTTATATTATAGTCATATTTATTATCTAAGAAAATAATTTTATTTTCTATATCTTATAAATGAATATTCCAGATACACATTACGTGCGATTAATATTTAGAATTGATGCATATATTACTAAACCATATATAGATATTTGGAATGCACTAAAGAAAGAATGTGAATATAATAATGCAAATGATGAAATTGTTAAAGAATGGCTAACAATGTGTAAAACTGAATCAAATCGTAATTTACCATATTTAGATTGTTCTGAAGGGGGAATTGGTTATAATAATATAATAAATAAACAAATCCGATTTAGACCATTTTATAGTGATATATCTGGTTTTAGAGATAATTATATTGTATTTGATGTTCAAAATGGTAATGAAGAAAAATGGACTTTAGATGAATTAGATGATTTAATTTATGGTTTTGTTAAATATTCAAGTGAATATGTTATAAAAGAATGCATAGAAGGTGTTATTGAATTTGTAAATAAAAATAATTTTGATGATAATTATTTATAAATTATTCCATTTTTAATACATAAAACACATATCTATCATCTTTTTTAAATTTATCAAAATATTTACTAGTTAATAAAGAACTGTAATGTGTTTCTAATAGATTTTTATATTTTAACCATTTTATTTCATTAAATTCTGCAGAGTCTTTATTTAATTCTTTATTACCCCAATTAACTGGCTCTGCTTTTGCATTTTGAATAATTATGAATGCATTTTTTTTGACTATTTTCTTACATCGTTTAATTAATTCATCGTGTCCAATAAATTGAATAACATTTCGTAAAATGATTAGATCAAATTTTTTATTGGTTGTATTTACAAATTTTTCTAAATCCATATTATAAGATTTTATGCTACAATTATGTTTTTTACAAGACTTAACAAAAACATCATAAATATGTGTTAATGGTTCAATTCCATAATAAGATTTAAATTTTGCCGACATTGGTATACTAGAATTACCATTACCAATACCTATTTCTAATACTCTCATTTTATTCAATGATTTATATTTATTTATATATGAAAATAAAGAATTTAATGTTTCATTAATTGGTCTTAATTCAGTGTTTGTAAGTAAATAATTCATATTATAATATTATAATATAATATAAATTAAACATTATTAATTCAATTTTTAATTTATAAAATAATCTAGTTAGGTGATAATATCCATTTTTTTGCTTCTACCAAGTTTCCTACGCATGTATAATACTTATTAAGAAACGGTGCTCCTAGTGGATTCTTATTTGTAAATTCTATTATATTATTAATGCACTCTAAAACCCGAGGGTCATTATTTCTCTCATACGGCAGATACCATGAGAAACATTCTCTATTATCAATCGGATCATACCATATACTACAATATTTATCTTTTATTAATATATTACGAATTGCAACCTGAGGCGAATGCAGAAATGCTGTAAAAAGAGCTTCTGGGCCTGACATAGGCTCTGTTGTGTCTGCTAGTGTCATTTGAAACACAATTTAATATAAGATATTGATAATTCTTATAATATAATAATTTCAATTTTTAACATTCCGTGAGGCATCTTTTGCGGATTTAATAACTAATAAAATATACAAAAATATAAAACTTTGATTATAACACATTGTGAAATGTATATATAGTCTTAACAACTGCTACGATATAAATATTTTTATGCTCTATAAGACTTTTGGAAACTAGGTGATTCTATATAAAGATCTACAAATGGTTTGGGAGGTTCAAATAACATATTTACCTTGGCTGCCCAGTCATCTGTTGTATCATCTGTTGTATTATGTGTTGTATCATATGTTGTATCATCTGTTGTATCATCTGTTGTATTTGATTGTTCAGTAATATTAATACCATACTCCTCTAGCATTTGATACCACTTGTCCATTTCTTGCACATAGTTTTGCAATGAGGTAACATAATGAGAACAAAGAAATAGTAATGCGGTAAATATTGCACTATTTTTATACTTTGTAACTGGGGTTTTATAGTACACATCTGTATTAGCTATATATACTCCAGTGTTTATATTCTTGATAACATTTGGTCTCATCAATACTTTAATATGTTGTGATTTTGCCGATAGTTCTGTAATAATAGTGCTACAGTTAATTTGAAATTGTTTTATAGATGGCATACTATACTTAAGCATATTCATATAATTTTGTTGAATAGTTGTATCATGTTGTTTAGTGATTACTTTTGTATATTCATAAAAGTCAACTCCATACCTATAAAATCCTCCAGTATATGCAATATCAATTAGTTCTTTTTCATTAATTAAATCATCTAATTTAAACACACCATCAAGAAGCTGAAATAATAATATTGGAGTGTCTAGTAGTTTATTAATATGTACATAGAAGGTTCCATATCGCTCAAGAATCTGCAAGTCTCTAGTATGGCTACTCGCATCAGATATGTATGGTTTAATTTGTTCTAGACCAATATTTTCATTTTGTATATTTATAAGATTTATAATAATATTTTTTAATTGTTGTAATTGTTCATCATCAATCTGTAATTGATCTTCAACACGATCACCATTGTAAAGACGACATGTATGTATGCCGATTGTTTGCAACTCTTTCCCACCTTTTAATAAAATATCTAAATCATTACCTATAATTTTTTTTAATATATTTTCAAAAGGCTTTGTTTCAATAAGAACAGTTGCTGTTGGCGGTTCTTTAAAATTTCTTATAATATTTGTAGCAAAATCTTTAAATTCTCCGGATGTATTGGTTGGAAATGGTGGAACAATTACAACTTGTTGTCTACTAGTTAATAATACCGTATCATGCCATATTTTATTTGCATTTTGTGCAATTTTAAATAGATTACGTTTTTGTATAGTAGTAAGTTTTTTAAAAATTTGTGAATGTGATTTTAACTGATTTTCAAGATTTTTAAATTGTTTATAATAAGAAACCAATGATTTTCCTCTTGATTTATCAGATGGACCTACTGTTTTATTAGCTTTAATTAAGGAGTGTATTATTTGTGGATTAGTTAATGAGATATATTGCAGGAGCCACCATTGCGCAACGTGTATAATTTCATTATTCTTAAGATGCAATTTTACTCCATGCAACAACATTATTTCTATTATATGCTGAATAAAATCTATACTTTGTATAAGTTGTTCCATAACCCTATATATCATGCATTTGTTGCAAACATTATTTGTATTAACTATATCTTCAGTAAATTTAAAGTTTACTGGTTGGTCACGTAACTGAAATATAACTTTTTTTGCTTCTTTATTTATCTCAAATATAGTATAACCATGTTTCCTTAGTGCAACTGTTACAATACGCTTATATGAGTCTGTTTCAATATTATGAATTAATTCTATAATATTTTTAAATATTATATTAGGATCCTTTTCATGTAAATAATTTGTATGTGCTGGTAATTGTGCTACAATTTCATCAGAAATTTGTTTATATATTTGTTTTTCTTCTAATTCTTCTAATGAAATATGTGGAAATACTTTAATATCTATAGGTTGTGGAATTACCTCTTCTCTTGTGCTATCAAAACTAGTTGTAGTGGGAGTAGTCTCGTTTTCAGATAGTGTAGTTGCTTTTACTGAATCTTCTTGTGTTGCATACGCTGTCGCACGTTGTAGATGACCTGTTGCGCGTCGTGATGAAGTGTCATCTTGAATCAATTTGTTTTCCTGAACATTAGTTTCATTAGTACCACCAAATATTGTTTTAAGATAAATATATTTTGTTTTATATTTTAAATATTTATTGTAATAATCCATATATATATATATAATTTGAAATTAAACTATTTTATGATTAAAGAAATATAAATATCTAACTATTAGATGAAAATATATAACTGCATAATAACTAATTAAAAAATTGAATTAATATATTAATGCATTAATATATTACATCATTTTAACATTTCCATGATACCTCTTCCATTGATTGTGTGGGAAAGATTTATTCATAATAATTACTTACGAGATTCTCACTGGCGAAAGCTTGCAGAAACATGTAAAGATATGTATAATATATTTCAGTATCTTTTAGCAAAAGATAATTATCCATCAAAACGGATAATACAGATACCGTGTTATGATCCGTATGATGAAATACCAAGAGGTGTGTCTAATTTTTGTGTATCTTGTAATAAAAATCCTTATGAATTATGTTTATCTTGTATAAAATATATGTTAGATAAACTGAGCACTTGTTTATCTCATAGATGGACACTACTATTAATTGTAAATAAAATAAATAAAATAATTACTCACGGTATATCATCTTTACGGATTCCTTTGATTGATATTATTAAATTAATTCCAAAAAATATGCTTATTGACTTGTCAATTGAGACTACTAGAAGTTTTGCATTGATTGATATGAATAAACACTCGGGTATTGCACAATTAGAACAAGAATTATGTTTAGTATCAGATCAACTAGTTGGTCTTAATATGTGGCATATAGATATTAATACAAATTGTATATCGCGAGTTGTTAATATACTTCCACAAATGACATGTCTAAAAAAATTAAATATTAGCGGTAATAATATTACAGATGTAGGACTAGAACTATTGATAGAGCCACTAAAATATATGACACAACTAACATCACTTGAACTAGAAGCAACACTAATTACACCTATTGGACTTGCCTTATTATCTAATGTTTTTCCATTATTAATTAATCTTACTGAACTTAATTTGGCCTGGCTTTTCCTAACTGATGCAGTAGTATTAAAAGATTTATTAACAAAGGTTCCGCAACTAAAATCACTTAATCTAAGTTATAATAAATTAGGAAATCAAGGTATAAGCCTTTTAGCATCTACATTTATAAGTATGATACAATTAAGAACATTAAAGATTGATAATAATAATATAGAAGATGTTTCAATAATGAGAGACATGGTTCAAAAATTAACACAGTTAACAAGTCTTAATATTGGACATCGCGATTTTAACAATAGTATATTATTGCGCGATGATATTGGACGATTAACTAATTTAACTGTAATAGATAACTGTAGAATAACTAATTAAAAAATTAAATTAATATGTTAATGCATTAATATATTACATTATTTTAACATTTTGTGAAAAAGTTCACCCGGCCTCTCTCTAAAATATTTTAGTTATATAACTAAAATATATAGCCGTAAATCATATAAGAATATAAATATCTATATATACTATATAACAATTCAGCTAGATGGAATACGTATGCAATGTATGCAAAAGGAATTATGCATCATATCAAAGTCTATGGATACACAACAAGAAATATCACAATAATCATGATAATCCTTATGATAATCATGATAATCATTTAGATAATCATAAGGATTATCATAAAAATTCTAATAAAAATAATCAAATATCCACTAGTAAAACATATAATTGTGAGAAATGTAATAAAGAATTTTCACATTTTCAAAATAGATGGAGGCATCAGAAAAAATGTGATGGTAGTAGTAATCAAAATTTAAAATTAGAGTTAGATATATTAAAGCAAAAGGTTGATAAATTAGAAAATAAAACTAATAATAAAACTAATAATAAAACAAAAATTAATAATAAAACAAAAATTAACAATAACATTAATAATAATATTATCATTAATAAAACTGGTGCTGAAAATATTAATTTATTAAATTATGAAGATGTAAGTATTATATTTGATAATGAAATATCTAGTGTTATTAAATTAATTGAACTAGTTAATTTTAATGAGAATACACCAGATAATCATTCCTTTTGTAGCACTAATTTGGATAGTCCATATTTATCTTTTTATAATACTGACACTAATTCTATTAACAAAGAAAGAAAACGGTATTTTTTTGAAGAAGTAATATGTAAAAGTATTGAGAATCATGAAATATTATACAGTTCCTTCAAAAACAAATTTAATTTAATTAAACAGAAACAGATTGAAGATAATATTAGTAGTCTAAAAAAAATAAAAGAAAATAGTTTTTCCAGTAAAATTATGGGAGAAATGATCCGCAAACTTAATTTAATATCATACAATAATAGAGAACTAATACAAAATACTTGGACAAATTCTAATAATAAAAAATATGATTATGAAAGTGATGAAGAATTTATGACAATGTTATTGGATGACCCTGAAACACAAAGAGTTATAGCAGAAGAAAATAATAAAAAATTAAATAGGAAATTTATTACAAATATAAATGATATTTCTAGTGATAGTGATTCATAATTTTTATATACTAATAAATATTCTAATTTATATACTAAATTATAATATTTCATAAAAATTGAAATATTATAATAATAATTCAATTAATTTACAATTTAACACAATTCCATGTTGCACCTAATTTCGGAACTTTGTTGGTATAATTTTCTATTATATTTACCTGATGGTGAAGTGTGGGAAATGTTTTGTAAATTATCACAAGTCTCAAAAAATTTATATAGTATATCTAAAACAATTAAAAAAAATGATAGATTTAAATTATTTCATCAATGGATAGCATATATTCATGACCGCGGTGGTAAAATGAGTAGTGGATATTCTATTGGAGAACTAATAATAAGAACATCACCAATATTTGATATTATAATTTCTCTTAACGGCGAACCAATTTGCAACAGTGATGATAATATAAAACAACTTGAAGAAATATTTAATATAGTTTCAAAACGCGTATCATCGCTAAATTTAAGTTCTGTTAGATTAAATGTAGGTTCTGTTAGATTAATTGGGTTGCCATATGCTGCATCACTTCTACAATCTATCTCAGGAATGACAGAATTAACATCATTAAATCTTTCTGGGAATTTGTTAGGCCGCAATATTGAGACACTCGCGCACTGTATATCTAATTTTACACAATTACAATTGCTTAATCTGGGAAATAATAATATTGACACAGAAAGATCAGATATGAGATTATTAGTAGCTAGTATTGCTAAACTGACACAACTTACCGCTCTTAATTTGGAAGCTACTAGGATGAAGAAATGTGGTATTGAATTATTAGCATCTATTAGATTACCTAAATTGACAATACTTGAACTTGCAAGGAATCCGCTTGATAAATGCAAAAGAATCCTATATATGTGGTTTGATACAATGCCTGGAATAACAATACTTGATCTTAGCTGTACTTATATTTATTTTTCAAAAATCCCTTCATTTTTTGAAAATATGAAAAATCTACAATCATTAACAGTATCATATAATAAAATTGGTAAATCAGAAGCACTAATGATAATGAGGGCTATTGCAAAATTACCAAATATAAAAGAAATAAATTTTAGTAATAATAATATTGGAATTAATGGTATTATAGATATTGTATCATACCTTAAAATAATGCCGCAATTAAATTTAGATCTTAGTAATAATAATATAGATGAAACAACAAGACGATTATTAAAGTATACACTTAGATTAATTATTTAACTGTAATAGATAACTGCAGAATAACTAATTAAAAAATTGAATTAATATATTAATGCATTAATATATTACATTATTTTAACATTTCCATGATACCTCTTCCATTGATTGTTTGGGAAAGATTTATTCATAATAATTACTTACATGATTCTGAATGGCGAAAGCTTGCAGAAACATGTAAAGATATGTATAATATATTTCAGTATCTTTTAGCAAAAGATAATTATCCATCAAAACGGACAATATATATTCCTTCTAATGAATTATGTTTATCTTGTATTGAATATATGATTAAAAAATTAAATAAACAATTATCACATACAATATCATTAGTTATAATTAATAAATGTAATAAGATTAATAATATATTATTATTAAATATTATTAAAGTAATCCCTGAAAATATGGGTATTAACTTATCTATAAAAAATAATCATATAATTGATCATATAATATCTAATAGATATGATATTATAAGATTAAAACAAGAAATAACTATATCATTAAAACAACTTGTTAGTCTTGATCTTACGAGTATCGGTCTTAGTCCAAATTGTATAAAATTTTTAAATGATAAACTTCCAATGATGGAACATGTAAAAGAATTAAATATTGGTGGTAATTATATAGGAGATTTTGGCATGGCACAATTGGCAAAACCGCTAGTTAATATGAAACATTTAACATCATTATCTTTAGAATCAATTTGTATTGGTGTTGCAGGATTAACATCTTTAGCAAATATGTTAAAAACTCATACTGATTTTATTGTAGGATTATCTACAGATAATTTAAAAATTAAACCAACAGGAATAATAAAACTTAATTTGGCATGGAATTTTTTAAATCAGTCAGAAGCAACAATTCTAGTCCCTGCATTTGAAACAATGACACAACTAACAGAACTCAATCTTAATTATAATAAGTTTGGTCCATTAGCTATACAAACTTTAGCAAATACATTTACACATATGCCACAACTAAAAACATTACAACTTAGACAAAATAATATTGGTTTATATGGTGCTACATTATTGGCACCTATACTCAAAACACTTACAAAAATAACAACTCTTGATCTAGGATTAAATGATTTAAAAATTATGGGTTGCAAAATATTAACACCATCTCTAACACATTTAACTAATCTAACTGCTTTAGATTTAACAGACAATACTAATGAAAATGATATAGAATTAACTAACCTAACTGCTTTAGATTTAGCAGATCATATTAATGATATGATATATAATATTAAATAAAAATATGTTTATAAAACTTTGCTTTATTATAGAAATCTTATAAAATTATAGATATATTTTTTTTATTATAAATGGATTATGGTAAAAATAGTTATAAAAAATAGTTATATTATTAATATAATTAAATGATAAAAGGAATAATATATTTAATACAACCTGCAGTATTAGTTGGCACTAATAAATATAAATTAGGTTGCTCGCGTTCATCAACATTAAATAGATGTATTAAAGGATATCTTAAAGGATCTAGATATATTTCAATACATGAATGTAATGATTCGTTAATTGTTGAAAAAATATTAATTAAAAAATTTAAATTATTATTTAAATTAGTTGCAGGTAATGAATATTTCGAAGGTGATGAATCAGAAATGATTATGGTAATAGTAAAAACAATTATAAAATATAAAAAAATATATAATTTAAAAAATGACACTGTAGAAAATGACACTGTAGAAAATGACACTGTAGAAAATGACACTGTAGAAAATGATACTATAGAAAATGACACTGTAGAAAATGACACTGTAGAAAATGACACTGTAGAAAATGACACTGTAGAAAATGATACTTTGAAAAATGATACTATAGAAAATGATACTATAGAAAATGATACTTTAGAAAATAATACTTTAAAAAATGACACTGTAGAAAATGATACTTTAAAAAATGATAATTTTTATTGTAATGAATGTAAAAAACAATATAAATCATATAAATCATTATGGAATCATAATAAAACATTTCATATAAAAAAACCTAAAATTAAAGAATATATTTGTAAAGTATGTAATAAATCATTTGATAATAAACAAAATAAATATTATCATCAAAAATCATGCAAAAATACACCAATTATTTTAAATAAAAAATATATAAATAACATACCGATCAATAACATATCTATCATCAAAACATTAAAATCCTATGTTAAACCAAGTAATATTATAATAAATAATTATAAAAATGATAATATTGAATATATCAGCGATAAATTTAAAAATAATTTATTTAAGAAACTATTAAATAAGGAACACCATACTATATTATTACCTAAACTAATTGATAATATTAAATTTAATTCAAATTATAAAGAAAATCATAATGTTAAAATTAAAAGTTCCCGGTCCGCAATTGGCTTTTGTTATGACCAAAATAAATGGAAAGCAATAAATAAAAATGAATTATTAGATGAATTATGCGATTATAGTTTATACATTTTTGATAAATATTTTAATGAGAAAAAAGATACATTATCAAATGAGGTTATTAAACATTATTATGAATTTACACAAATTGCACAATCAGAAAGTAGATTAAGATTAGAAATTAAAAATGAAATTGAAAATATTGCATATATTTTTACACTTAATAATAAAAACACATTAGACGATTAAAAAAATAATTATAATATGTATTATAAATTTAGATGTATAATCATATATTATTTAAACATATATTATTATAATAGATTATTAACAAAATGAATAAAATAATATGTAATTGTAATTTTAATTCTTCATTTGCATATATTATAAATAATATTAATGATGAACCAAAATACAAAATACATATTTCTGATTATTTAGCTAATGAACAATTAAAAAATGATATTAATCAAAATAAAAAAATATTAGTATGTAGTAATAAAAATATATTAATTAAATATGAATCAGATATAACTCAATCTTATTTTAAACATAAATGTACAATGACAGACTGGCATAAAAATTGGCAAGATAATTTTGAAATAACAGAGAAACATATAGGCAAACGTATTGCAGATGCGGTTGTTGGTAATAATGTTATTGAATTTCAACATAGTTATATTTTAGAGAATGAAGTATTAGAACGCGGAATGGATTATAAATCAAATGGTTATGATATAATTTGGATAGTTGATGCAAATAATTCAGTTAAAATTTCTGATAAAATAGGAGATATTTATTTAATTCATTTTATTAAAGATTTTTGGAAATATGCAAATTTTATATCAAATGAATATATATATTTGAATATTAATAATCATATTTTTAGAATTAAACCAACACAAGTTAAAAGTAATATGATTGATGTTAAAGAATATAAAATTGATCAAGATTTTATATTATCACTAAAAAATAATAATAATATTTGGGATGATAGTGAAATAATACAATGTACATTATACCACAATCAACGCGGTGCAGGTTGTGGTAAAACATATGAAAGTATTCAATTATTAAATAACAATAATATATTCAAGGATAAAAATTTATTTATATACTTAACAAAAATGCATTCGGCAAAAGAAGTAATTTATAATGAATTAAGGGAACAATATAATCGCGGAATATTAGATAATATTAATATTGATGAAGATATAGAAAATACTTCTGGGAAACAATATAAAATAACATATTTAAATAAAATAACAGATACTGAATGTTGTTTAATTATTGGCACAATTGATTCATTTATGTTCGCAATTGGTGATAAACAAAATAGAAATAATGATTATTTTGCAGGAATTGTTAAGTCAATTAAAGATGGATATGTTAATACACAAAAAAATGGTTCAGTTAGATATTCATCTGATTATATTAAATTAAATAAAAAATGTTTAATTATAATTGATGAAGCACAAGATTTAGGACCTGAATATATCGAAGCAGTTTGTAGTATTATGAGAAATACTTATATAGATGCATATATTATTGGAGATAAATTACAATCAATATGGGGAGAACATAATATTCATACTTTTTTAGAATATAATGATTTACCAAATATTATAATTGAAAGAAATACTGGAATTAATCATGTTATGAGATTTCATAATATTCAATTTCAAGATTTTGTAAATAATATAATTGATTTTAAAAAATATAATTTACCACAAATAGAAAAAATATGTGATCTGGAACAGTGTAAATATAAACATGAAAATGAAATTAAACCATATAATATATTTGAAATGAAAACAATTTACGCAGATGAAACAGATATAGTTAAAGTTGAAAAATTAGTTGAAAAAATTATAAATTATATGGATCAAGAAATAAGTAATTATAACTATTTACCAAATAATTTTATGTTTATATTTCCAACATTATCAAGAAATTATTTAGCAAACAGATTAGAATCAAGACTGCAAGAATTTTGGATTAACAAATTTAATAATAAAGATTATCAAGATAATATATTAACAAAAAATATATATTGGAAAAATAAAATAAATGATAATTATTATAAATATGTATATCTTCATAAATCAGATGAAGGTAAATCAATAAATTTAAAAGAATCAGAAAATGCTACAAGGATATTATCAATTCATGCATCTAAAGGTAATGGCTCTGAAGTAGTATTTTTATTTGGATTAACTGAATATACATTAAAACTATTTAGTAAAGATAAATGTAATTTGGTGTATGATTCATTATTACATGTTGCGTTAACGCGACAAAAGAAATCATTATATATTGGAATTATAAATAATGGTGATGATATATATAATAAATTTAATAAATTTAATATAGAAACAGATGTTGATATTCGACCAAGAATTGAAGATATAAAAATAAATAATAAATATCAAAAAATTATAGATTATTCAATTAATACAAATAATATATTTACAAATATAGATAAACTATATATTAAACCATATAATTATGAATCATTAATACCAAAAATAGATGATACTAAAAATATTATAGAATGGGGGCATCATATTATAAGATATTATGTTTTCCTATACTATATTAAATTAAATATATATAATAATGAAATAATTGATAGTGATAGTAATCCAGTAAAACAGTTTATTACAATATTATATAAAATATCTAAATTAAGTATTTCAAATTATTTACATAAAGATTATTATAAATATATTGAAAAAAATTTGGGAAACATTGAACAAAAGAAAAATGCAAAAGAAATACCAATTTTAATATTTAGAGCTAATGAAAATACTAAATATAATAAGTATAAAACAACTATTACTGATTTTATATGTTCCATACAAAATAAAATTAACAATTCATTAAAAAAAAATAAATTACCATTATTATGCCCATTAGAAATTGTTATATTATATTATATTATAAAAATATATGATGATGGTATTTATTCAGATTTAACAATTATGGATATTTATTCAATAATATATTGTTATGACGAGTGTTATAATTCAGTTAAGGAGCCACATGATATATATAAATGTTTATGCAAAAATAAATTTAATGAAAATAATAATAATAATGATATATACAAAGAAATGCGCGAAAGTATAAAAAATCATTTTGAAAAAACTAAGCAGATTGAACAACAATATTTAAATTACAAAGATTATTTAATAAAAAATTTAGATGAACCTTTAAAATTTAAATATAATATATTTCATCCAGTTATATATGGAGATAAACATGATAATTTTAAAATTATAAATGAATATGTAATTATAGCAAATTCAGATAAATATGTAATATATTTTATAATTACACCTCAGTTTAATAAATTAAATTTTAATAATATTATGTTTAATGGTATAATGAATAAATATTTATTGTTAAATTCATGTCATACACACCCTAATTTTGATAGATATAATAATAAAGAAATAATTACATGCATTTTTACATTAGAGTCAATACAGCCAATTTTTATTAATTTTAATGTGAATAAAAATGATAATATTATAAAAGAAAATATTAAATCTTATTTAATAAATGAATATCAAAACAAACATAATATAATTTATGATTTTTATCAATATTGTAAAACACATAAACCAAATGAAGTGAAACAAAATAGTATTTTATATACATATGAACAAATAATAGCACGCAAATCGATACCAAAATATATTGAAGATTATTTTTATGATATTAATAAAAAAATTGATATATGTAAAGAAGAAAAACAAACAAAGAAATATATAGAAGATAATGTATTAAATAAAGTCAATGATCAAGATATATTTTTAAATGATATTAATGATTATTTAATTAAATCAGTTAATGTTTTCCTAAAAATTAATGAAGAAATATATGATGAGAATGAAGATAATTTTTAGACATTGTAATAAAAATTGAAATTATTTAAAATAAATATATTGTACATATATTTATTTCTCATAATATCACATGTTCAAATTATGTATTAAACCAACGCAATTTACTAAAGGAAAAACTGAAGATACGTTATGTGATTTGACACAGAGATATCTATTAAATGTAAATGAAACAGAATATCATTTAATAGATATAATTGTTACAAATAAAAGCTTACCAGAAACAGAACAATGGAAAGTGAGAACTGATAATACTTTTAAAAAATTTAAAAATATTACAATTGATATTTTATCAAGTAAAAGTAATAATTATAATACGATTGGAAGTTATATACAAAATATATTAAGTTGTAAAACAAAAGACGAATTACCTAATATTTTAATTATATGCTATCATGCAACAAGAGTATGTAATGATTTAATTACAATGTTTAATATATTTGGTGGTAATAATTATATACAACAGACTAATAAAATAAAGTTTCATATTTCATTTGATGAACCAGATGCTAATTTAGGTGTCACTAAAAAATTTATAAAAAAAATAAAAGAATTTATTGATAAAGAATTAATAATTGGAATATTATTTATAACAGCAACACCTATTGAATATTTTTGGAAAATGTTAAATGATAGTGGGATAACAACATTATTGAATATGAATTTTAATAATACACAAAATTTTGATGAAGAATTTAATAATTATAGAGCCTTTAAAGAGCATAATATTATAGAACATAATAATGAAACTGTTAATCCATTATGTTATATAATGGATGTTTTTTCAAATAACTTAATTAATGAAAATGAAAGAAAAATAATATTCACACCTGCACATTTATATACGGATACGGACGGTGTTGGTAGTCATATGGAAGTAGTGTCATATTTTAATGATAAAAAGTATTGTGTATTTATTATGAACAGCAAATTTAAAGGATTTATTTATCCAAATAAAAGTAGAATTGAACTATCACAATTTAATATTCAAAATAAAATAACAGGAGAATTAAGAGATACTTTAATTAAATGGAATGAATTAAATCCTACAATAAATTTAGCAATTACCGGATATTGGATAATAGAAAGAGGTATAACATTTAATACTATTGGATTTAATTTTACAGATATGATTTTATCAAATTATCATTCAACATCAATGAATAAATTAATCCAATTAGCAGGACGCGGATCAGGTGGGAAAAAATATGTTAAAAAAATAAATGTAATTTGCACAAGTAAAGTTAAAGATACAATAATAAATTTTAATAAAAATTTAGAAGCAATTTGTTCATTAAATCCAGAATATTTTAATAGAACTGACTTTGTAGATTCCTCAAATACCATACCTGTTAAAATGATAATTAATGACAATGAATTATTACAAATAATAATAGACATACGTGATAAATCAAAAAGAGGTTATAAACAACAATTACACAATATCATAATAGAAGGAATAAAAGATAATAAAATAAAATTATTTGATAGAAATAATATCAAAAAGTTTGATATTTTATCTAGAACAATCAATCAAGTAAGAATGTATAAATTAGGTGATAAAATAGATGTTAGAAGATTTAGACAATTTAATGATGCTTTTGAGAATTATAAAAATGTGTCTCAAAGCGGAGAAGAAAATCAATATAATATTGATTTAGCAAAAGATGAATATGTATATAATGAATATATTAATTGTATAAATACATTATGGATAACATATAAATTTTAATTTATTAAATAAATATTTTTAATAAATAATTTTATTATTTATTAGATATATCAACTGTTGATTTATATTCAGATACAATTATATTTCTTTTTACAGGATCATTAATATATTTTTGTAATATTAATTCTAATTTTGTAATTTCATGAAGTGTAATAGTTTCATCATTATTATTAATTTGTTTCTTAATATATGATTTTGTCATTTTTAATTATATAATATTATTTATTTTTATATAATTAATAATTCAATTTTTTTATTTTATTTTGGATTGATTTACATTTTTTATATTCATCAAGTAAATATGTATCTTTTAATTTATTTATTGTTTCATCAGAATGTTACACATTCTGAGGTAAGAACTCATACTTTGTATGAGTTGTTTCATTACAAACTTCTTGTTCAATTCTTGTATTGATTGATTTTGTATTGATTAAATTACTATCATTCTCATCATTACTTTTTTTAGTATTAGATAATTTCTTCATTTTTAATTATAATATTATTTGATTTTATGTAAATCTTAATTCAATTTTTATTATAAAAAAATTGAAAAATATAGATTATAATAGTGCTTTTAATAAATTTATGATGTAATCCGAATATGGCCTCTGAATTACTCTTGGTAATTATTGTCATATATCCTGTCGGTGAGAATACACATCTGTATACTATTTTTTGGTTCTTTGACGGAAACATAAGGAGGCGTACGGACACCATACTGGTAGACAATTCACCCACCCTTGTTTTGCCATCAGGTTCAGTCTTGGTTCCTGAGTCAGATTCAGATCCAGCTTCAGATTCGAGTTGCGTAAGCGACACAGATACTGACTGAAGTAATCTGAATCTAAACAAAGGAGTTTCTTAGATTGAAATCAACCAAGTGCATAACATTAAAATATTTTAATGTTATTTATATGATTATAAATTTTATACTTTTTATAATATCATATAATTATTATATACGCACTTATCATTAGAATTACTACACCATTTATTATAAAAAAATTGAAAAATATAGATTATAATAGTGCTTATAATAATTTTAGTTGCATCATTTACAGGAATGTCAATAGTTGAAGTTTCCGACAAACAACCGTGTTTTCATGCGAGGGGTGTCTTAACACCTTATAGCACATTCAAAGTAACAACGGAAATTCCTACTAACAATGGCATCATATACGATTGTATTGAGATGGGAATTTCTAATGGCGACCGTGCAGAAATGAAATGGGACACCACGCATGGCGACTGTAAGATAACTGCCACGGTATGGGAGGGGAACAATTCGATTGCATCGGTATGCACCACCGCCTCGAATTACGCAGGAGCGGATAGAGTGTCAGGTAGTGTGTCCCTGGTGATAATCCTGGTTCTAAACTAGGATGTTCCATAGATGGAAGACGACAAGGCTTGCAAAAACATCTGAAAACATTAAAATATTTTAATGTTATTTATCTAGCATAAATGCTTTACTATTCTATAGTATCATATAATTATTATATGTAAACTTATAATTAGTAGAATTATAACAATACCCTTTATTATAAAAATTGAAATATTAAATATAAAGGTTTTAATTTATAAATATTTTATTAAATCCAATGCCCATCCCACTAGATGATGCGACAGATCATTCTGAAACACATGCTAAATTAGAACTAGATACAATTAACGCGTATATTGATGGAATACAAAATAGTATTCCACCTGTATCAAAAACAATAAAAGATAATAGCCCTCGATATGATTTAAAAATAATTAAAAAGCATAAAACAAATACTAATAATTATATACATGCAATTCGTAATTTTCATGAATATGAAGAAAAAGTAAGACAATTAGAACGTAATAAAGTAAACCTTGGTAAAGATATATCTATGGCTAGACGTAAAAATGATAATAAAGCTCTTGAAAAATTTAATAGAGAATTATATAATGTAAGAATAGATATTGAAGATGCAGTATATATGCGCGAGCGTATTTTAAATGATATTCGTAAGATTCCAGGATATGATAAATTTGCTAATATAAAATGTAAGTTTTTTTCACAGGCAAGTGGATGTTTTGATGGTTTATTGTGCCGTTATCGTCATTAATATATTATTAAATTTAATTAACTCATTAATTTATAAAGAAAATAAAAATATTTTTATTTTTAAAGGACTCTTATGATATTTGTGTTGTTTCATCAGAATATTTCACATTCTGAGGTAAGAACTCATATTATGTATGTGTTGTTTCATCAGAATATTTCACATTCTGAGGTAAGAACTCATATTTTGTATGAGTTGTTTCATTTGTATTGTCTGTTAGATTGAGACTATTTAAGCTTTGTTTATATAATTCTCTATCATATATAACACCTAATTCTAATGTAAATGAAAAATTAATTGTATTTGTATTTATTGTATTATTCATAGGGTCTAATAATTCTATATCTAATTTACTTATATTTGCAGGTTGTCTAAATATATGTTTTTTTGTAATAAAATTATTATTATCATGATTAGTTGTTAATTTATTAGCTGATAATATTATTTTACCAATATAATTATCAAGTGTTTCACAATAATCATTAGTTGATTTATAAAAATTATACATTTTCCCATAATCATTTATACGTAATAATAAATAATTATCACAATTTGTATCTAATACTGCTTCTGATTTTAAATAATACTTTGAGGTTAGTGTATTTAAAATAGAAGTATATATATCTTTTCGAAATCCTAATTGATAACCTAAAGACAAATATTCACTATCATTTTTAAAATTAATAATAAATTCAGAATTATATTCAAATGTAATAATACCATTTATTTCATTTAAATTAATTGTCATATTAGAGGGTAATTTATTTTGGATACTACTTATTAGATTTGTAGAGTTATAAAAACCGTCTTCTATATTAATATTATCAACAGGACCTGTTGCCCCACCAGTGATAATATTAAAAGAAACATTTTGTTTAATTTGTGAAAAAGTATAATATACATTTGGTATTTCAGCACTAGATAATCTAATATATAAAATATCTTTAATAGTCTGATTTAAATTTAATGTAAATTTACCTGGATTTGGATATAATTCTTTATTTCTAAATCGCGAATCAACATTTATTAATATATTTTCCATTATATTAATAATTGATAATATTTTTAAATATAATATAATACACGCACAATTATAAATGTTTAATTAATATCTTATCTATAATATATGCCTTTATCAGATTATAAAGATATATTTGGTAAGCCTAAAGAAGGCGGGCATGCTTATCGTATATTTGATATAGCAATAGTAGATGTAATATTAACAATTATAGGCGGATATATAATAGCATATTCATTTAATTGGTCTAAAACAAAAACAATTATTGGATTATTTATACTTGGTATTTTTTTACATCGTTTATTTGATGTGAAAACAACAGTTGATAAAATAATATTCAATACAAATAATAAATAACTATGTAGTTGCTAGATATTTCCTTGGAAAATCTTTATGTAATGAGAATTGTATAATGTATAAGTGATTTGAATATATCTTTGCATAATATCCATTAGTAAAATGAAATTGCGAACTGTCTGTAGTTTTAGAACTATTTATTATACGCTTGAACCATATAATAAATAGTTTTTGTGTAGACTTATTTGTCATCATAACACTCATTGTACGAAAAATACGTAATAAATAGTTAATCCATAAACTATCATTTATTTTATATAATTCTGTTAAATTAGATATTTTACATCCATACTCTTCAAATACTATAAAATTACATAAATAATTTAACTTTTCACTTTGTTCTATATTATACTCGACTGCATGATTTCCAAAATCAAGTAATTTCTTATCAAACCCTGGAAATATTTCTTGTAATAAAGGATATAATTTATTTCTTATTTTACCGCGGTTAGACCATTCAGGGGTTGTATCTTTGGTATAAGGAACTAGATACTTAAATGCAAATTCAAAAATATCATCTTTAGGATGTAATAAAAATGGTCTCCATATATCTACATCTTTTATATTACTTACCGGATACATACCCATAATATATCCATACTGCCTACCATTCATAATATTCATTAATACATTTTCAATTTGGTCTCCTTGATGATGACCCAAACAAACACCACTTATTTTACCAAATATTGTTTCAATAAATTTATATGTATCAAATCTTATATCATTTGTTATTTGTTCATAATTTTCTCTATCAATTAATTCATCTGACCTTTTCATATAACGAATATATTTAATAATCAATTGTATATCATAAAATGCACACCAATCTTTTATAAAATCTGTTTCATTTATACTATCTTCTCTGTTTCCATAATAAATATGTACTGCTATTACTTTTCTAATTAATCCCATTAGTTCCATATGTTTTAATATACATGCAATAACCATTGAATCAACACCACCTGATAATGATACACATACAGTAGCATTAGATGGATCAGTTATATGAGTATTAATAAATTTCTTCATAGTTATAAATAATTTTTCAGATTCTATACACTTATCTCTTAGTGATACATTTCCCGAATATAAATAACATTTAGCATCTAATATGTTATGTGAATATTTTTTTATTAATTCTTGTATGGTATTTACTGATTTATTATTATCACATTTTTCAATATTATATTCTGTTAAATTACTATAATCTTTAATAGTAGCTAATGTTATTTTTTTTAATATATTTATTTCATTGAGAGTTGATTCTGTTAATAAATTATATAATTTAATTCTATTTAATACAATATCAAGATATTTAGCATATGTATTTATATTAACATATTGTTTATGATGTCTATATGGTAATAAAAAGAATATACGTTGATGTATATCATATTGTAAATCTAAATAATTATCAATTACATATTTAGATATAATAAATGCATACTTATCATTTTGTATAATATGGGTTTTATCATCTCTATAAATATTCCTTGTAAATTGATCTAACATAATAACAATAGCTATAATATAATCACGTCCTTCTTGAGTATCAAATAATTTTATATCTAAATCATTAATTATATTATTCATATCTTCCATTAATTCGTGTAATAATGTTTGATATTTCTTTCTAATAATATCATCTACACTTTTATCAAACCAAAATGCTTGAAACTTTATATTAGGAAACCAAAATAATAAAATATCACAAACTTGTGCGGTTGATAACATGTCTGACATGTGTTATAAATTATAAAATAATGTTTTAAATTTTAAATTTTCAATTTTATATAAAAAAATTTTTCTTCCCTGTATACTTTTCAGTATGTTTTTTATCAGGTATCTGATTTAACTGAAACAGAATCATCAATACTCAATTCATCTTGTTCTATTTTAATTTTTTTTACAATAGAAGATAAAAATAAATTTGCTTGTATTTTATTTTGTTCTATTTCATTCTCTAATTGATTGATTAGATTATTATTTGATTCACAATATTCTACTATTTTTTTTTGTTTTTCTAGTGAGGGGATAAGAATTGTGATATTACCTAAATATTCTTTTGAAATATGTTGTATTCCAACGCCAATAAATCCTTTTTGTATTATTTTAATATTAATGAATAAATAATAATATATATATTTTGTTATAATTCCATTATTAATTTTTATTACAAAATTATCAGTTGAACAAGAAAATTTATTACTATATTTTACATTAGCAGTTCCGCCGGTGCCAATAATTAAACATTCCTCTTCATAATCATATTCATTACAATATTTATTACATATTTGCGATGATGTAAAAAATGGATAATTGCCTTCTTTATTGCCAAATGAAGCTTGCCTTTTACTTTTAGACATAAATTTACAAACTTCACCTAATGTCTTTATCTCATTCTCTCCAAATATCCGTTGATTATTCAAACAAAATTGATTTAATTTCTTTAATTCATCTATTTTATCATTACTTGTCTTATTACATTTTTCATATATGAAATCTAAATATAATACAATTTCTTTTTGTTTTTCTAGTGAGGGGATAGGAATTGTGATATTACCTAAATATTCTTTTGAAATATGTTGTATTCCAACACCAATAAATCCTTTTTGTATTATTTTAATATTAATGAATAAATAATAATATATATATTTTGTTATAATTCCATTATTAATTTTTATTACAAAATTATCAGTTGAACAAGAAAATTTATTACTATATTTTACATTAGCAGTTCCGCCGGTGCCAATAATTAAACATTCATCTTCATAATCATATTCATTACAATATTTATTACATATTTGTGATGATGTAAAAAATGGATGATTGCCTTCTTTATTGCCAAATGAAGCTTGCCTTTTACTTTTAGACATAAATTTACAAACTTCACCTAATGTTTTTACAATAATACCATCTTCATATACTTCATCGTCAATATTATCTTTTAAATATTCAGCATAATTTAATGAATAATTATTTTTAGATAATTCATCAATTGAAACACCGCCCTCAATTAATGAGTGTTTTACATCATTATCAGGATTATAATCATAGAAATGAACTTTAGTTGTTTGATGAGTTTTACTAAATTTATATTCTCTACCTGTTTCTTTTTGTGTAGTTTTAGATACTTTAATATTAGTTTCTAATACATCTTTCCCTTCACGTTTCTTAATGAAATAAAATACACATGTTTTAATTGTTGTATGTGTAAATGTTCCAGCTGGTAAATATGTAACTTCTTTCAAATCACATGTTTTCATTAAAAATTCTCTTATTGCTACTAAAACATTACTTTTACTAAATAATTCTTGTCCTTCGGGTAATACTATAGCACATCTTCCATTAATTTTTAATTGGTATATAATTGCTTGTAAGAATAATGGGACAGCACTATTTGATTTAATAGGTAAATATTCATTTCTTAATGAGTGATTAATATCATCATATGTTAATCCATCAATTCCAAAAGGTGGATTTGCTAAAACGATATCATATTTATTAGTTATAGGATTACGAATACTATCACCTTTTTCAAGCACATCAAACATATGACCTGACGAGATTAACATATTAGATACTGCTAATTGATATGTATCTGGTTCTGCTTCTCTTCCACCTAATCCTTCCTTACGAATAAAATCCCAATCTAATTTAATATTTTTAGTTTTAGATTGATTAATTAAATGTCTTAAACAAGTAATTAAAAATCCACCTGTTCCCATTGCAGGGTCAAAGATTCTTTCAATTGAACCATTTTTATTTATTTGAGGGTCAATTAATTTCACCATCATTTTTTTAACTTTTGGAGGTGTAAAAAATTGTCCTAATGTTTTACCAATCATTACATCTTGAATTACTTCTTCGTATGCCTCACCTAAAATATCTGCTTCAATTGATTCAAAATCAAAACTGTTTAATTTAGTAATTAATTTTTTATAAGTTGATTGATTTGTAATATCAAAACCTCTTCCATTAAGGAAAATATTTTTAGTTTTAGGATGAACTGCTAAAATATCATCCCATAAATATTTCATATTAATAGGTATGTTCTCTTCTTTTTCTTGTGCTAATTTACTAAATCTAACTATTGATAATAATTTATTTTTATGATTATCAATCATATTCTCTTCAATATGACTAAAATCATAATTATATTCATCAATATCAATGGTCTTTCCAAATTGTGGTTCTAACAATCTTAAATCTAATAAATGTGCTAAGGTTCTTAATGCTTTATCACCTGTTAAATGTTCGTTATCTCTTAATACATCTAAACAATATTTAAAAATGGTAGTTAAATTAGTTTTATTATTATTTTTAACTTCTTTAGTTATAGTTATTTTTTGAATTTCATCTAATGTAATACATGGTGTTTTCTTGTTCTTATGTTTATCATAATCACTCTTTTGCTTAAAATTTTTCTTACACAATTCACACACATATTTTGACATTCTTATATAGTGTATTAAGTTATTTTATCTTTAAATTTAAATAAGTCAATTTTTATTTAAATTTTTAAACTAAAGTAATTTTTTCTTAATATGTTTTATAAAGCAACGCCTCTTTTTTTAGCAACTGAAGATATTTTAATTATATCATTTAATTCTTTTACTTTATAATATTCAACCCATAAATTATTTGGAGGAAATTTTTCATCTAATTTACATAATTCTTGACATACTAATGATAAATTTAAATAATGTTTTTTAATTTCAGGATTTTGTTTCAAATAAATATCAATCATTTCTTTACATTTGTCTAATTCATAATATATTCTTTCAATGCCTAAATAATATATCCAATCAAATTGTCCTTTAAATTTTTCATCTGGTTTTGATGGTAATCTAATATCATTAGAACATAAATTATAATATAATTCTTTACTATTAAATTTAATATTTTTTTCTTGTATAATTTTTCGTGCTTTTTCATATGTAATATCCAGTGCATGTCTAGGGATTGTTTTTAATCTTAAAGATAGTGTTAATTCTTCATCATAATAATCAAATTTATTAGAAATTATATTTTTATTATTATCTAGTTTTTTATCAGTTTTATTTATTGGAATTTTATAAACTTTAACTTTTGTCATAATAGTTTCATCTTCTAATCCTAATTGATAAATTACTTCTCTAACTTTTTTTAAATCACTGTTATCATTATTTTCAATCCAATTATCATAATTCAAAATAGGTAGAATAATTTTAGTAATTTTATTAGGTTCTTCTTTATTTTTTCTACTTGCTCTTAATGTTGATTGTACTATTCTAATATTTGCTGTCATATTTTCTGCAATAACAACACCATCTAATTTTGGAAAGTCCCATCCTTCCCCCAAACAAAATACACAAGTAATAATTCCAAATTGTGCTTTTGTAAATTTTTTAATAATACTTGTTTGTTCCTTTGTTTTCATATCACCTATATAATTAGAAAAATATAAACTGGGTATAATAAAATAGTTATCATTAATTAAATTTGTAATATAATCAATTAATTTAATTGAATTTTCTTTATTATTTGAATATATTAGTAAATGATGTGAATTACCATCAAATATACTTTTCAAAGCTGCATAAGCACTTAAAAATAATCTTTTATTATTTTTATCTTTAATATTGAACTTTTGAAATTGTTCTTTTAATTGGTCTTTATCTGTTATAATTGTTTGAATTATATAATCACATATAATTTCTTGAGTAATCGCCCATAATAAACATTTTCTATCTATAATTTCTCCAAAATATTTTATATTATCATTAGATATAATAGATAAATTAGTATTTGAAGTTTCTAAATTTTTTAATGTTGCTGTTAATGATAATTGCTTAATTGATTTTATATTTAACATTTCAATATAAGTGTGAGATGTATTTTCTAATTTCATATTTGAAGATGTTAAATGATGACATTCATCATTAATTTTCATATCAAAAGTAATATTTAATTTTTTACTTACTGATAATACTTTATGACAAGATGAATATGTAGTAATTACAATAAATGATTTATTATTTTGTAAAAATTCTTTAATATCTTCAGTTGTTATACCGCCTTTCACTAATAAAAAATTAATAGTTGGAAATATTTTTTTAATTTCAATAGACCATTGTTTCACTAATAATTTATTAGGAACACCTATAATAATCTTGAAAAAATTTAATTTTTGAGTAATCCATAATGATATTAATGTTTTACCAACTCCGCATACTAAAATTAATAAACCTTTTTCATTTGTTTGAAAATAATTATATGATTTATTTATAATTATTTCTTGATCTTCTCTTGGTATTATTTGATTAACTATTTGAAAAGATTCTGGTTTATTATCATATTTTTTCTTATCTAAAAAAGTATGAGTATTATGTGCTTTATAATTTATCTTTAGTTTATCTAATACCTTAATAATAGATTGATGAAATTTATTACTATCTTTGCAATAAAAATATTCTGATTGATAATTATAATTTCTTTCAGTTTGATGTAATTGTAATATTTTATCTTCAATAATTAATATGTATTCTCGTGTTAATTTATCTATAAATTCATAATAATAAACATATTTAGAATCATTAAATATTGCTAAATAGTCAATCCATCTATATTCTAATCTCATAGACATTCCAAATTTTATGGTTTCATCTTTTGCTAATTGATTTGTTATTAATAAATATAATCCAATCATTTTAAATATAATGATATATCTAATAATTAAATATTAATATAAATCAATTTTTACTTAAAAAATTATAAAAATATAAAAAGAATAATACCAGAAACATTTGAAGACATTGAAATGTATATAACTGATAATAGTGATTAAAAAATATTGATAATTAAATAATTTAAAGATTATTTAATTATATTAATTAACAAAAAATGAACTCTAATATTACTCTTAAGATAAAACTAAATAATGAAGATGCATCAGTTCCAACATTTGGTAGTAAGTTTGCTGCTGGTATGGATTTATATTCATGCGAAGATATTATTATTCCATCACATAAAACAAAAGCAATTGATACAGGAATTAGTGTGTCATGGTCAGGTCCAGATGAAGAAAACTATTATTTACGCATAGCACCAAGGTCTGGATTAGCATTAAAATCTGGAATTTATAACGCAGGTGTAATTGATTATGATTATAGAGGTCCTATTAAAGTAATTCTATTTAATTTTAGTGATGAAGATTTTATAGTAAAGAAACATGATAAAATTGCACAACTTATATTAGAAAAGATTAATAGACCTAATATTGAACTAGTTGAACAACTTGTTGAGACAGATAGAGGTGCAAATGGTTTTGGATCATCTGGCCGTTAAATTAAAAAATTAATTTATAATAACAAAATAAAATTATTTTGATTTATTCAATATCTGTTATTATAACGGTAATATTCATCTTATGTATAATGTTCTTAAAAAAGGCTATTAACTGTTTATCACCATTAGATGTTTTTTTACCTGTCTTAATATCCATTACAATTTGTTTAACTGCATATTGTACATCAACTATCATTTGTGTTTTATTATCTTGCTTAATAAGAAAGAAATGTCCTTCATAACAATGAGGTACATCTTGTGGTCCATATAGTGCTTCTAGTTTTTTCCCAACTTCTTCAACTTTATTACACGGGAGTCCGTGTGCGACGCTTGCGCTCATGGAATTCAATACTTAATATTAAATTATTAGATTAATAATTTAATATTTCAATTTTTATTAATACTTTTAGACTAAATGTATTTAGACTAAATTGATTTAGACAAGTAAAAATTAATATAATATTTAAAATGGATTTTTTTACAAATACAAATGGATTACATAAATCAACTAGTGATTTAAATGCAATAAATTATCCGGAACAAATTAAACTACCATGGGTGGAAAAATACAGACCAAAAAATTCAGAAGAAATATTATTAGAACCATTTATTAAACAAAAGATAGAATATTTATTAGAAACAAAATCAATACCAAATATGATTATAACAGGAGAACCAGGAACAGGTAAAACATCAACAATTCTTTTTTTAGCCAAACAAATATATAGAGATAAATATGAAGATAATGTATTAGAATTAAATGCATCCGATGATAGAGGATTAAGTATTATTAATAATACTATTTATCCATTTTGTAAAAAGAAAATAAATATATATAATGATCACTTGAATGAATATCCAAAACATAAATTAGTTATATTAGATGAAGCAGATAGTATTACACCAAAAGCACAGAATTTATTATCTAATATAATTAGTGAGTTTAGAGAAACAACCCGTATAGTATTTATTTGCAATGATTGCACACAAATTATAGAACAAATTCAATCAAGATGTATGATTATAAAATACCCAAGAATTAATACAGATGAATTATATCAAAAAATAAAATATATTTGTGATAAAGAAAAAATATTATATACAGAAGAAGGTATAAATACATTATTATTTGTATCAGATCATGATATTAGACAAATAATAAATAATTTAGAATGTTTATATTATTCATTTGGAGAATTAAATAAAGATAATGTTTATAAATTAATTGATAAACCAAAACCATATTATATTACTAAAATTTTAAAAAATTGTTTTGCACATGATTTCAATAAAACAATATCTATTGTTAAAAAATTATATAATAAAGGATATACACCAAATGATATACTATTAACATTTATGAAATATTTGTTTGAAAATAATTTTAATTATTATGAATTAGATTATAGTATAAAATTAAAAATTTATGAAATTATTAGTCTTAATTATATTCGTGTTAATGATGGTATTGATACATTTCTACAACTGAGTGGATGTATTTCTAAAATATATATGTTTATTCAAAATATATAAATTTATACTTTATATTGATTAATTAAAAATTCAATTCCTTTAGTAATTCCTGCTGTTTTAAGTAATAGTAATAATTTTTTCATTTTATTTATTGGATTTATATATTTATTAATTTGTGTTTTCCATGTATTATTAAATAATAATAATCCTTTACTTAAATTTGATTTAAATAAATATTGATTTTTAATAATTTGTTTAATTAAATCAAATATAATCATTGATGAATCTATATTTTCTGTAAAATAATAATAGAATAAATATTCACTAAATTTATTTTTGGTATTTGTATCAATACATATTGTATCAATAAAATATTTTATATCATCTAATGTATTTTCTATTAAATATTCTTCTAATATATTATTACATTGATTATTAAATGCATCAGAATTTATAACAGGTGCACGTGGTTGTATTACATTACTTGTATGATTAATTGTGTTTTCTATAATATGTGTTTTATTAATTAGATTTTCTAATAATATAACATCACGAGGCGAACATATATTTTTTCCTAAAATAATAGTAATATTATTTATTTCATTTTCTGTTAATTCTCTATTTTTTAAATTAAACCAATTATAAATATCAGATATATATATTTCTTGATTCAGTATTATATTATCACAATAGTCATAAATAGATTTAGATAACATATTATTATTAATAAGATTATTAATAATAATTAAATTATTAATACGGTGTGTGGGATCATTAATAATATTTTTAATAAAATAAGATAAATTAGACGGTATAATAAATTGTTCTGTATAATCTGATTTAAATTTAGATTCAACAATAGAATAAAAATAAGATAAATTATAACCTTGAACTTTATTATATAAATAGCTAATTATTTTTAAAAATTTAATATATATTTTTACAAAATTTATTTCTGATATAATTTTTAAATAAAATGTTTTTTGAATTTCATTAAATGTATCATGATCAACCTGATTAATATTTTGAATAAATTCGATTATAAGATTATCAATGTTTGATTCAGATAATTTATTTAAAATTAAATTAATTTTGTTTGATATAATATCTTTATTATTTTGAACAGTTTGGTTTTTTAAAATATTTGTATTTACTTTTTTAGCAAATTTTTTATGTTTTTTATTTTTATCAATTCCACTAAATAATGATTTAAATAAATTAAATATATTTTTATCTAATTCAAAAGTATCATTATCTGTTTTAAATGTTATAAATTGTTTTATATCAAGTGTTTCCATTTATTAGTTTAATAATATATTTTTTTAAATTAAAATAAATAAAATCATTCTTTATTTAATGTACATATTTTACTTATTATTTATTGGCGTATTAATTATTTATATCTTACATACACCTCCAATTGTTATAGTTAAATACAATAAACCACCAGTATCTGTGATGACTGAGTTGAGCCTTTTGGGTTAACTACCAGCATCTGCGATGACTGAGTTGAGCCTTTTGGGTTAACTACCAGCATCTGCGATGACTGAGTTGAGCCTTTTGGGTTAACTACCAGCATCTGCGATGACTGAGTTGAGCCTTTTGGGTTAACTACCATCATTAAAAACAAAATCATATTTTGTTTTAAAAAATTATTTATCTAATAATTTTAAATTTAAGTATTTCATTTTATATTTCAAATACTTACGATCCCAATCAGTTAATGGATTGATGATTGCATTTTCTTCACACTCTATCTGAGATGAAAATTCTCCATTTAGATTAGGTATACATATATATTTTGGCGATTTGTAATGTTTCTTCCAAACTTCCTTGGTATTTTGTTTGGATTTCTCATATTCGGCATTAACTATTTTTGGAGGATTAGTGTTATCCTTAAAATCATTAAAAAAATAACTGTGATAGAGTTTTTTTTTAAAATCATCAAGTGTGTCACTATATTGTGCCGTCATGTGCAGTATCTTGTTCATTTGATCAGGCAATATTGTCATAGTGCCACTCCCTTCGTTATTAGGAATCTTACTCTTTTGTGCTTTAGATGTATAATATTTTACAGCATATGTTATATCTAGTTTATCAAATATCTCTATATATTTATCTATAACTATAACATCGTCAAACACAAAAATATAGTTTTCTAACTTTAAGGGTTTAGTATTAATAGTTGCATTTATTTTAAAAGCAGGTGCTTTTAATAAATTAACAAGTGTTTTTAATAACACTGAACGTTCCTTAGCTAAGTTTTTTTTTGTAAGATATCTAGTAAATGTATATTTTGGAGCAAATAGCAATTTTGAGGGTTTAGCCGAATATTCTTTTATTATTGTATCTATCATTTCTACTTGTTCAACAGATATAAATAGTTCATATTGTTTATTTCCTATAATAATATCATTAGTCTCGCAATCTATGAGTAGTTGGTGAAATATATTTTTATAGGTATTTCTAATTCTCTCATCGTCAAACATAAATATATACATGTCTGTGCTCTTTTTAAAAGCTATATTAAATGGTAGATCTGTTGAATCTTTTAAAAGGTCGGCAAGTTGTTTTTTATTTTTTTCTGTGTCAACTGGCGTTGTTGTGATTTTACCTATGGTCATTTTGTGTATATATATATGTTAGATTTTAAATATATATTTTTATATTGTATTAACTAATAAAATTATTCATATATATTGACAAAAACTTACAAATTAGAGTAATAATATATTTAAAAATTTTAAATAATTATTTATTTAATAATTTAACTAATTGATCTTTTGTAATTATTTTAATATTTAATTCTTGTGCTTTTGTTATTTTATCTGTTTGTTTATCTAATACGGATTGATCTACTATTATTAAAAAATCTGTATTTTTACTAATACTAGAACCAATTTTTCCACCTTGTTTTTCTATTTGTGATTGTAAATCTTTGTCTCTAAAACCAGTAAATACAACTACTTTATCTGTAAATTTTCCTGTTGATTTTGTTATTGGTTCAAGTGTAATATATTTTTTAATAGAATCATAAAATATAACAAAAGTATTAAAATTAGAAACTAATAAACTTGCCGTTTTCTCTTCCCAACCATTAATAGCTTTAATTTTTTTTATAAAATCATCATCAGACCATTTTTTATAATCTGTTATAATATTTGGATAAAGTGTGACTATTTGTTTAACACGTTCTTCACCAATACCAGGACCTAACTTATTTGATGCAGCCATTAATTTATATAATGGAACATTAGTTAATACTTGTTTAATAGATTCTACTAAATTTTGTGCAGATTTAATAGCAAATCCTTCAACCTTTAAAAAATCTTTTTCATCTGCAGATATAATTTTTTTAACAGTATCTAATCTGGCATCAACTAATTTTTCAACTGTTTTCATTCCTAATCCTTTTGTATCTAAATTTGAGAAAAAATAAAATATATTTCTAATTAATACTTGCGGATTAGTTATTACATCATCTAATTGAATATCAACTTTTGTTTCATTCCAATGCCATTTCCCTTTTGGCATATCTGGTTTTCCTGATTTAGATGGTTTTAATACCTTATGAACTTTTGGTATAACATCACCAGACCTAATAATTTCTAACATTGAACCAGGACCAATTACATTATCAACTATAAATTTTGCATTGAATCCGGTTGTTCTTTTAATTTCAACACCACCTATATTAATAGGATTTAATAAAATAGTAGGAATAATAAATCCATCTTTACTTATATTCCATTCAACTGATATAACTTCTGTTTTAGCCATTTGGTCTTCTAAAATATCTTTAAATGCAAATGCATATAATGGATTTGCTTTTGTATTTCTTTCTTGGTTTGTAAAACTAGTAGCAATTATACCATCTATTTTATAAACTGATTTAGAACGTCTATCTTGTAAATATTTTGATAATAATTCAAATGTTAAATCCTTATCAATCTTCTTATTAAATGCAACAGTAAAACTAAGGTCACTTAATATTTTAAATTGTTTATCAATTGAATAAAATGGATCAACCACTTCATATAATACAAAATCAGTATCAGATGCAACCTCTGGATTAATTGTTTTACTATTAACTAACCCAGCAACAGTATTCCGCCCATTTTTAAATACATCACCCCAATTTTTATTGAATGTGGATTCTTTCATAATTAACTCACCTCTAAAAGCAATCAAATTTAAATCACCTTTTATATTATTTGATGCACAGTATTTTGATACTGTTTTAAAATCAGGAACATGTAAATATTTTATTAATGGTGTAATATCTGTTCCTTCTGTTGCTGTTCCTCTAGTATATAAATTAATAGTCCCATTTAATCTATATATTAATAAACCGGATACACCATCTAATTTATCAGATAAATGATAAGGAGATTTAAATTTATTAATCCAAATATCTAATTGATTTGTTCCTGGTTTAATTTTATTCATAGAACCTAACCAATAATCTAATTCAACTTTATTTTTACTTTTAACATTTGCTCCAATTGTTTTTAATACAATAGATTTTGGAGATTTTAATTTTAAAAAATCAATTAAAATATCATATAATTCATCAGTAATAACTGATTTAGATGTATTATAATATTTTTCAGTTGTATATTTTATTATAGTTTCTAATTCGTCTATTGAAAAATTAGATGCTATCTCAAGAGAATCTTTAGTGGGATTCAGTAATTTTTTTACTAAGTCTGCCATTAATAAATTGTTAATAGTATATGTTTATATTATTTTATATATTAATTATCAATTTTTTTAATAATAAAATAATTTATGCTCAAGATAATAAATTATAAGAGTATCATTATGTTGGTAAATGTTTTCACTCAGGGGCTAATATATTATTACTAATTCATATATTTATTATAAAATAAAATTATTTTTTTGTGAGTGTTTATCTTTTACGTTTGAGACAAGACACTCATTGCTGCGACTGCTGTAGATTGACTTCTGAAACTACCACAATTTGCACGGGGGCATGCGTCCCGCGATTACTAGCCAATCTGCCTGCTGCACTTGGTCTGCATCTCTCGCCCAATCCGGGCGGCCGACTTACCAACTCTACGGGTCGGCGTACCCGAATTTCTGTCCGGGCAAGGCAACTTGAAGCACTGTTCTTCAAGTTCATCTTCCCACGCATAGTATGCAGCGTCGTCGACGGCAGCTTCAGTAGCTTGGACCGCGGGTGATGCGGTAGCGTTGGTGGCATCGTCAGTTGCTTGGGCCGTGGCTGGTGCAGTAGCGTTGGTGGGAGCTTCAGTAGCTTGGGCAGCGGCTGCCGCGATAGAGTCTTGGGTCGTGGGTTGCATTTCTTGATTTAAAAACAATTATATTTTTAAGAAAGGATTAGTAAAAAGTTATTATTTCAATTTTTTTAATTATGTATAATAATATGTGAATTACATGTATTTTACAATTATTTATAAAATATATATCTAAAAAAAATAAAATTATTTTTTTCAGAAGAACATGCAGTAATCCAAGTGTTACTTAACCAAATCGAATACTCTCCAGAGGTCGGACGCCAGTCCATATGTTCGCATCATTAGAAACCCATATGCAAAAGATACCTTCAGGGCGGGTGCCGGCATACACTAGCTTCCATTTGGGTGTACTAGCCGGCTCGTCCATGGCAGTTGCACTGATCGGCTTGGTCTCTGTAGATCCTTCTAGATACACGCTTGATGCATCATTAAACAGAACACGAGCAACCAGCTTGCCTAAGCTTGACACGTGAGCGTGAGCAAAATCCTTCAACTGTCTTTGAGCATCTTTCAACGGCACCTGAAAGTGCCTCTTGTGTGATCGTTGCATGGGTTCTACGGGTGGTAACGTAGTCCATGGAATTGCTTGAGTTGCTTTAGCTTCACACGAATTCTTAGGCACTCGTTCTGTGACATCATTGCGTTTCTTTGCAGTGCGCTTTTTGGTATTGTCAGAGTCAGAGTCCGAACCATTGTTATAGTCAGAGTCCGAATCAGCGTCAGACTTGCTTGAATTTTTGGATGAGTGCTTTTCCCTCCATTCTTTCTCGCACGCCATTATGAATATAAGCACCTCTATGTCTATGTTTTTACCAGTGCGACCTATGGAAGACCTCAAGCGGTGGAATGTCATTTTCCTGGCACGTGCAATTTTGAAAAACTCGCGCATTAGGAAACAGCAGCTATTATAGGTCAGCTCTGTCTCTTCGCGGGAAAATTTGCTAAGAAACTTGCAAATTTTAGATGCTCTAACGCGCTCTTGATTTTCTTTAGTACACTCCGCTTTAGTGCGTGCCATTAGACTAGTCAGTAATTTATTACTATAAAACAATTAAATAATAAATATTTCAATTTTTCTATGAGAATATTTATATAAAAATAAACAATAAAACTAAAATACTAGAATATGCACAATCATACAACAATATATTTAATAAAAAAATAAAATTATTTTTTTCAGAACTCTTCAAACGATTGGGTGCTACTAGCCGAGTGTAATATTCTCAAGCGGACAGGCATTACACGAGGTCTTGAAGGTGTTTCCTGTCTTCTCAATCCACAAACAGTTGTATGTGGCACTGGAGTCGTAGGGGCTAACACGCAGTCCGACGTGGATTAGCCTCCAACTCGTTGTATTTGCCGGGTCGCAACCAACCATTACAACCTGTCTCTCATTCAATTTGCAAAGCGGTGCGTTAACAAATAAAAATGGGAGGATGAGTTGTTGGTTGTTGGAGGACATATTTCCATTCATTCGAATGAAATGTTCCATACATGTCTTCAGACTCATATGAAGAGTCTTTTCTGTCGCAGGTGCGTGAGTTGCTCGGGATTTCAATGGTTCCGCTATGGAGTCCAGAAATTCAATGCACTTGTCTCGCACAAATGCCGTATTGGTTTGTATGATGATAAACCGTGTAGTGAACACGGTTGATGTCGTTGAGATCTGCCGATTTGGCATGCGGGTGTGTTTTGCGATGTCTTCTATCGCAGTGTTCTTTGTCAGACCCATCTGTTTCAGGATAGGACTGCAATGTGTCCAGATGAGATGCCATTCTTTTCTGGTCAGCGTATTAAACTTCTTGCAAAGCAGTCGTTTAATATAAGAATACAACGCTTGCGTAACCTTAAGCGTTCGGGCCATCGTAAAAGTTCAGTAATTTATTACTATAAAACAATTAAACAATAAATATTTCAATTTTTATATAATTATAAAATTATTTACGTTTATTATTAAATAGTCATTACAATAATATATCTTCTATGAGTATATTTATATAAAAATAAACAATAAAACTAAAATATGTATAAAAAAATAAAATTATTTTTTTCTTCTCGTATGGTTTGAGTAGCACGCTACTCCTGAACTGACATTGTCTGAACATCAAGTGCTCTAGTCTGTTGCAGCTTCACGACTTCCTCCGTCAGACTACGAACCGTCTTTTCAAGATCAATGATAGCATTCTGCTGTTGATGCAACATCCTCGCAAGGTAGTCCAGACGGTGGTCTGGCATCATGAGGTGGGGGGGCAGTAGCTTGGCGAGTTGCGATCGAATCTCGTGCGTGAGGTCCTTCATTAGTGTCTCGTGACTCTGTCCCAGGAAAAACCTGATGCATTGCATCAGGTGCGAATTGTGCATCCACGAGCGAACCCACGTGTGGTATCGCCATCCCGAATTTGACCAGACGAAGTGGGTAACGATGACCATCGCGAGAAGCCAGAGGAGAAGGTCGGGCGATAGCATGAGCATGTGCAGGTGCATCGAATCAGCAACAGAATATAATAAACCTAATAAACACTTATTATTTCACTTTTTTTAATTATTAAAATAACTTTTGATGCAAATGTTTTGCACACAAGGAACCAATATGTTATTACTAATAAATATATTTACTATTAAAAAATAAAATTATTTTTTGGATCTTTCATGACACGTGTCTAATTATTTATGTGAACTATAAATTCCTTATATTCTGTAATAATTGAAATAAGCATTTGCCTAATTATTTATGTGAACTATCAATTCCTTATATTCTGTAATAATTGAAATAAGCATTTGCATATTAATTGAATTGTCAAGTTGAATATGTAATGCAATCCACTTATCTGTTAGCTCGCGATGCTCATCTATATTTTCAGAAGGTATAATTGATGAATGGCGCATGCGATGATAGTCAACCCATTCTGACAAGACTTTACGACAGTCTTCAAAAGTGAAATAAGTTGTGTTATTTTTTATCTCATCTATAATTGTCAAAAATTTAATACTCATCTCAATAATAATAAAAACAGAAACTTTTATATATACTCTATTTTTAAATTCAGTTAAATCAGTAATATTTAACTTATCTTTATAATGATCTATAAGGATATATATATAATCTTCAATTACAGGTCGTGGATGATAAAACTCATCAGGAGTCATGATATAACATGTTCTATGTGGTCGATTAGATAGTAGTTTTAAAATAGTATGTCCAATATCTTCGATAAATCTATAATGTATATTAACATCTGATAAATTATTATAAAATGTATGCATTTCATTATGCATGATAATCTCCATTTCATGTACAATGACGGTCCTTAGCATTATATCATAAAAACGTTCTATTGTTCTATTATTTGTGGTAATATATTGAGTCATGAGCACATATGCTGCAATTCTGTTTGATTTATCAAGAGTATCACATCTTAATTGTATATATCTTAAGCAAATAAATAATAATTGTTGAGTATTTCTACTGTTAGTCATCATAAGATGTGAAAGAGTCCATACCTCAAGAAAATTATGAACTCGAAGTGAATCAATCACAATATCCATAATAATGTTTTCAAGTTGTCTTATAAAATGATTATTAAATAATTGTCTTACACGTCGCAAAATGTTAAAAAACATATTATCATTATGTCTATAATTTATTAAGCTGTTTAAAATATTCAGAATAATATCTTCTAATTGATGAAACTGGTCGCATGTTAAGGGAACTATAGCACCACTAGGTGCATCTGAGCAAATCCTCATCCACACCTCATTTGTCAACTCGTGAAGTGATTGTATATGCGGCCGTAGAGTTCGCATTGACAATGCTGTATGTTGTATTTAATTACAATGATTTATATAAAATAAATATTTCAATTTTTTCTAATTATAACAAATTAATTTCCATTGACAACGACAACAACTCTATTTGATTTATCAAATGTATGTTTAGCAAATTCTAATATATCATCTTTAGTTAATTGTTTAACTTGGTTTAATATTAATAGAGTTCTATTAAATAAATAAGTTCGTTTAATAATTTCAGGTAAATACTTGTTAATTTTATCATCAATATTATATTCAGGTGCATTTAATTCCATTATAACAGTTTCTATAATTTTTTTAAATTCAGAATTTTTAATATATGTTTGAATATTTTTATTAAATTTATTTATTTCTTTCATTACTTGTTTTATTGGTTTTCCAGATTGAATTTTTTCAGTAATATAATATTCATCTCCTTGAATATGTATTACTAATCTAACTAAATAACCTAATTGTTTTTCTGAACGTAAAATATCAAAAAATAGTTGTTTTATTATTTTATGTAATATTATTAACATTCCAAAATATTTTGGCGTAAATGTACCTATTCTGTAATAATAACTAATTAAATTAGATTTTTCATTTTTATTTGGATGTTTAATAGTCATTTCTGTAATTAATTTTGGTTGTGCTAGTGGATATATATTATTACTTAATAAACTAGTTAATAATGAAGGGTTATTTACATTAAATAATTTTTTAATATTATCTAGTGGTATATTACCATAAATAAAAGTTGTTAATGCAGTTTTATCAAATAATTGTAATATATGATTATGTATATCAGAATAAGTAATAGTATTAATTGCAATTAATAATTCATTAGCATTATATTCTTGGTCTGCTTTACTTGATATTAAATAATCTGCATATTCAAATGGGTTTAAAAATATTATATTTAAATAATATTCTTTTAATGATACTATTAAATTATTAATATATTTTTCATCTAATTTTAAAAAATGTTTATCTACATGTTGTAAAAAAATATTAAATTGTTTTAATACTTTTTCTAATTTTATAAAATCATTAAGACCATTAATAGTAATACTAATTGTAGATAATCTAAAAAATGATGCAAATGTTATATTATAATAAACTTGAAATGGTTTATACATAATAATACTTGTTAAAAAATTTAATATAGAACATACTAATGTTGTAAGAATATATTTTTTTGGAGTATTAAAATAATTAATATTATTTAATTGATAATATAAAAGAATAGTTGGTTCTCCAAATTTTGAACATCCACCATACCATAATTTATCACCAATTAATGTTGGGACATTATATTTATCTAATGATGTAAATAATTTTGGTCTAACATCTAAATAATCATTTAATGTATCAATATTAAACACATCAGTATAATGTGTTGTATCTTTAAATTGTGAATTAATAAATGTATATTCAGTTTCATATTCTCTTGCTTTAATAAATATATGATTAATAACTCCAGGATACTCTTGTGCACATATAATTTTAATTACATTTTGATTATTAATATATTTACTATATAATTTATAATAGTCATCTGTTGTTTTTATTTGTGCAATTTTAAAAAATCCATCAAATACATTTAGTGTTTTATAATATATATGATTTACTGATAATAAATTACATAAACTTTCCGTGTCAAATTTATTTAAATTATCAAATTGTATATTACTGATTTTACTAAAATAGATTGCATATTTTTTAATATCCATATTAATAATTTGTTTTATTGCATCAAATAATAAATGTTCACAATATTGCATATTAGAATAACCTTCTTTTGTTAAATATAATGTTATAGATAACATACCTGTAAAATTAATATCTGCTGAAATATTTTTTATATAACCCATGTTTTTTAAATGAAAATATAATGACTCTTCAGATTGTATAGTTAAAATTGATGTAAATATACTAAAATCTTTTGAATATATATAAGCTAATTGAAACGGGATTTCATAATTATATGATACATCATACATATTCATTAAAGATTTCATATATATTGTTTTTCCTTTATTTTTTGTATAACATGGTTTAGAGATGACTAATGTATTAGATTTAGTTGTTGGTTTTTTAATATGTCCAAATGTATTTTTAATTAATATTAAAATTTCACTAGGTATTTTTGAAGAAGCAATACAAATAGATATATTGGTAGATACATAATATTTTTTATAAAATTCAATCAGTTTATCTCGAACACCTGGCTTATTTAATGTATTGTGTGAGCCAGTGCCAAAAATATTTATAGGTGTATCATCATCTGATAAATCTAATAAAAGTTGCATATATCTCCATCCATCGCTATTAATATTTTTTTGATGTTCACTATCAACTGAATTCATTTCTTTAGCAATTGCATCTTTATTAAATAATGGATCTATAAAAAATCTACTAAATATATCTATTATTTCTAAAAGACCATGGTCTAAAACATTAAAATAATACACAGTTTCAAGGACATCGGTATATGCATTAGAAAACCCTCCGTATTGATTTAGTTTTTCAAAATAATGATTTACATTTGGATATTTAGCACTACCCATAAACAACATGTGTTCAAGAAAATGTGGTAAACCATCATAACCTTTGGGACATCCAAAAGTACCAATATTAACTGCAATTGATATAAATGATGATGTAAGTAATGAATCATGTATAATCACATATTTGATTCCATTCTCAAGTGCACCACCAACAAAATCACGTGTGTCAAATTGTGGTTTAATTATGGATATCATTTTATTATTATATATAATAAAATAATATTAATTAAATCTAATATTTATCAATTCATTAGTTAGAGTGTCTTTTGATATAATTGTATCACATACATTTATAAAATCAAATATATTTATATTTCTATAATTAAAATTAGCAATATCATTTGTTATCCATAAATCTTCAATACTATTTATTTTTTTAGCAATAGATAATAAATCAATACGAGTATTATATGTAAATATAAAAGGTGTTATTAATAAATAATGTGATGTAGCATTAAAATAATTTTCTAAATTATCATTTTCTATTTGTTTATCCCATAATAAACATAATTGTGTTTTATCATTAGTTAATATAAATTGTATAATAGAATTTAAAGATGGTATTTCATAATATTTATAATAAGTAATATTATTTGAATAATAATTACACATATTACCAAATTGCGATGTTATTAAATGATATAATTTTTCCAAGTAATTATTTGGTTCTGATAAATTTGTATTACATAAATTTAAATTTTGGACTAATTGTAAATGAGTAGTAATATTATTATAATTATAATATTTATTATAATTTATATTTAAATATATCATAGATAAATCTACAACATAATTATATAAATCTTGATATGGATCATCTATATGTCCAATTTGAATATTATAATTGTTAGATATATTAAAAGTGCTATTTGTATGTTTTGTATATAATATTAATCCATTATATGTTTTTTCTGCATAATCTATATTATCTTCTATTATTTGTATTGATGTATTAAATATTTCTAATTGAGATTCAGAAAACTTAAATATAGATAAATTTAAATAATCTTCTGGATTTTTAATATTAACATTTAATATTTTTCTTAAATCATCTTCATCTAAATTATTAAATTCTATTGTTGTCATTTGTAGGCTTTTATAAATAATAAATTTTTTAAGAAAATCATTAATAGATTCATAATTCAAATTAAATTTATAAACCATAATATTTATAAATATACTACTAACTTTGAAAAATCTTTGTAAAATAATAATTGTTATATTACTTTCTTTTGTTTTATTAATTGTTTCTAAATATAATCGTAAATAATTTATATCCATTCTTATTTGTGAATTATGTAAATAAATAATATTATTTTTAGCAAGAGCCTGATAATGTGTTGTCATAAAAAACTCCATTCCTAACTCTGGACCAATTTCTACAGATGCAGGTAAATGATCATTACCAAATAAAAAAAATAATAAACATAAATCCCATATTATAAAATAATTAATTGTCTTTACACTATTTATATTATTATATAATTCTAATAAATTTTTAATAATTAATGGTGCCTCAAAAACATGTATATATATATCAGTATTATTATTTTTAATATATTTTATTACATTTAAATTTATTTCTTTATCAATTATTTTATAATATGTTTGTTGAACTAATATATGATGTATTAAATCAGAATCTGATGTATGAATACTACATTCTTCAGTAAGATTTTTATTTGCTATATGCTTAAATATTTTTAAATCAGATTCTCCATTTTCGAATGAACTATTTATATATATATCACATTTTGAAAAATGTTGTTTTAATTTAATATTAACAAATGATTCTAAATTTTTAATAAAATTAGATGATGGCCCTATAGATTTATCTATAGTAAATCTATATTTAATCCATTTAAAATAATCAAACATTAATATATCACAATCAATATCATATTTTTTACTTAAATTCTCAACTAATTTTTTATTATTTGTTTCTAAATTATTAAAATATTGTTTAAAAATTTCTTTCTTTTTTACAGATTCTAAATAATTTTTGATTCTCCGTTTTCTTTGTTCTAATATTTTAGAATATGAGGGTATCCCATCAAAAAATAATGATATTGATTGAATAAATTGTGTATAATGAATTTTATTTATCATATCAATTATAATAGCAACTAATTTTTCATAAATAACTAATTCAATTATTGAAATTTTAATATCATTATCAAGTAAACTTAAAAATCCTAATTTTTTTATATCTAATGTATATTTAACATCACTCATAATAAATAAAATAAATTTGTCTATTATTTCATCTTCATTAAAACCATCAAATATTAAATTAATGTTATTTTCATTGTAATGTTCTTTCCAATGTGGTTGATTTAAAATTTTTTTAAGATATTCTTCTAAAATATCCATATTACCACACACAAATGGTAAACATAAAATAATTTTAATAATATCATTAATTTCATTTTCAATAGCAAATATTTCTTGATATATTAAAAAATTTAAATCAAATATAATATGATTTGAAATTATTTTTCTAATATTATTATTAATATTTATTTCATCAAATCCATCATTATTAATAGACTTTGAAATAAAATGAGCAAATCTATCAATACCCATATATATGTTATAAATTTATATAATCTTTATAATGTATTTCTAATTAATTCATGAATCTCAAATAATACTTTACAATCAATTTCATTATAATTAATAATATCTTTCATTAATGGATTATTATAAATATCTGTATTTTTATTATCATATAATTCATTAGCTAATATCATAACCATTAATCCGTTAGAACACTTATTTTTAGTATTCCAACATGATTTTATAAGATTATGTGCATGTAATGCATTTGCAACAGTTTTAAGTGAAAAATTAAATGCACCTAATATTGTAATAGGTTCATTAATAAAAACTTTATTTAAATCATAAAATGATATATGTTTATCTTGTATAATATTATGTGGATTTTTAGATTTAAATTTATTATAAATACTGACTTCTGCAAAAGACCAATGATATAATTTTGCTTTTGTTTTATTTTCTTGTTTTAAAATAGTTGATATATATTTTATAAAATTATTAAACATCTCAATTTCAGATTCTGCTGTTTTATTTTTCATAATAAATGTTTTAAAAACCCATTTTCCTTTTTTACTATATCCTATTCCAATCATAAATATAAAAGATTCTGAATTATTTAATATAAAACCATCTTTAATAATTGAACCAAAATTAGATTGTAATGTTTCAAAATCTAAATAAAATTCTTGTGTATCATTTAATGTTTCTTTCCAATTATCCCTATCATATAATATTTTATTTGGTTTTATTATACATGTATCTTGGCGATTAATATCTAAAATTTTATCAACTGTAGTTGCAATCCTTCCTGGATTAAATCCCATATTTTTAGCAGAACACTTTGGATCGCTCCATTTAAATATATTATTATTATGTGCATGTTCACGATGTTTAATACCGCAATTCCATATATTTGTTATTTCATTTATTTTATTATTTAATTCACATTTAACATTATGCCATTTTCCATCATGTTCATTTTTCATATTTGGGAAAAGTTCCCATTTGCTAGGCAATGGTAATAATTGCCAATGACTACTATTATTTTTAACATCTTGCATCCATTTAATTGCATTTGCTGTTTGTTGTATATATTGATAATCAACAGTATCATAATCAATAATACCTAGTTTGTTTAAAAATTGTGTATCTTTAAATTTAACACCACGGCTTTCATATGTATATTGTTTCCCCCATATATAAGCTTTATTAATAGTAATACCTAATATTTTATTTAATGCACATGTATAAATATATAATTGACCTTTATAAGCTGGTATGCTATCTGAATTTAAAATATGAATTCCATCTGCCCTCAAAGGAATATTAGAATGTTTAATATCTATTATTTTATAATGATACGGAATTCCTAATTTAGGTGATGGTATATTTGCTTCTTCATCAGATATAATATAATTATTCATTAATTTATTTACATAATCTGATCTAACAATTAAATCTGGTGTGCCAAATGTATAATTTTCATAATTATGTAATATACCTTGATATATTATAGGTTCTCCTTCCTTCATCAGTTCAATTGTTTTTTTATATTTTTCTATATTTTTACTATCTCTATAATTAGCTATAGTAATTACTTTATGAGATTTTTTTATTATATTTATTAATTCATTTTCAAATTCAATACCTGCATTCATTATATAATTTACAAATATATCATTTGTTTTATTTTTATTTTCTATAGAAATTATAGTATCATTATTTCTTGTCTTTGCTCCCGGTATCTTATCAAGAGAAGTAATATTATATTCATTTAAATAATCAATCAATGGATCGTGTAATAGATAATTTCTCGTAGATGACGCAGAAATCATATAATTCCAATCAATTGGTTGATTATTTATTTTTGATTTTTTAGTACTTATATCTAATGCGATGCATTTCCTTTTATTATATCTTTCACACCTAGGTGTTATCGGGTCTTGATTATTCATTTTTAGTTTTATATAATAATTATTAATTATTATTTATATGCATTTTAAGCCATAAGATTATAATATAATATAAATTATTTTCTCATTTAAATTAAAATGTCTAATGGATCAATAGCAGAACTTGTTGCTAAAGGAGCCCAAGAATGTGAATTAATTGATGTTAATAATAAGTCATCATTATTTGATTTTGATATAATAAAAAAAAATAAATATACAAAAGGAGATACAATATTTTATCCGCAAGGAACAGGTAATTGGGGAAATACTTTAAGAATTAATATAGAAAAAGGTGGTGATTTATTATATGGATTATATGTTAAAATAAAATTACCAAAATTATCAATAAATAATTTATTAATTCCTAACCCACCAAGTGAATTTGATATACTTAGTCCTTATAGAGTTATGTACACTGATTATGTAGGAAATGTTATTATTGATAAAGTTAGTTTATATATTAATGGAATATTAATAGATGAATTATATGGTGATTATATGCAGATTTATACTGATTTATATATATCCGATTGGAATCGTAAGGCTATGCTTGGATTAGATGATATATTAAATAAACCTAATTTGAAAATTGATTCAGAAGTAATATATATACCATTAAAATTTTGGTTTTGTACTGATCCAAAAAAACCATTACCCGTTATTGCTTTACAAAATTCAGATATTTATATTGATATTAAATTAAGAGAATTTGATGATTGTATATGTGTTTTAGAAAAACGCAATGATAAATATTATCATTGTAATATAAAACATAAAATAATCCCTATCGAAGATGTTAGTTTATTAGCTTGTTTTTATTATGCAGATAGTGATGAAAGAAAAGCATTAGCTAGTAGAGAATATGAAATTGTAATAACACAAACACAATTTAGAGAAAAAGAAATCTCATCAAATATTATTTTAGAAATTGATTTTAATAATATTGTAAAAGATATATTTTTTTTTATTCAACCTTTAAAACATATTAAATATGGTGAATTTTTTAATTGGACATCCAAAATGGATTATCTACCAGCTGAATTTATTGGTAAATCAACCGAATTATGGGATTATGAACCAATAAGACATTTGTTAGTAAAAGCAAGATTAGTATTTAATGGAATTGAACGAATTGAATGGAGGGATTATAAATATTTTCACTTTATGCAAAATCATGAGAATTATAAAAATTCATTATATTCTTATGTATATATGTATTCATTTAATATTAATCCAACTAAAGATTTTAGTCATTCTGGTTGTAATTTTTCACGTTTATCTAACACACAATTACATGCAGTTATTCAAACAAATACATTTACAATAAATAATAATCCTAATCTTACTTATCCTAATTATGATTTATGTAAATTTAAATGTTATGCAACTAATTTTAATATATTAGTTATTAAAGATGGTATATGTGGGCTTAAATATTAAATTAAAATTAATTAACATTATTTGCTACTTGTAATATATTAGTTTTGCTTAACAGGGTTTTGCTTAACGGGGTTTTGCTTAACAGGTATATAATCACGTATCTCATTATCTTGTGGAATACTTGGAGCGGTTGGCGGGACTGCTGGGGCAGCTACAAGTCCGTAAAATTCAGCTGCGTCTTTCTCACCGGAGAAATTCGGTTTGGGAATTTTGTCATCCATTCTTTAATTTATAATTGTAAATTAAAACTAATAAGTAATTTAAAATTCAATTTTTTTATTTATATTTAATAAAAAATGAAATTATTATATTATAACATTATTGTTTGTTATTTATAAAATGCCTCAAGGAATTGTAGCACATGTTATTGATAAAATTATTATTATTATGTATATTGTATTTTTATTAGTTAATTGGTATATTGCAGATGCTATTATTTACGAGTTAATTAAACGTCATGAAGCTATTAGATTAAGTAATTTTGTATCATGGCTGCTTGGATTTACATGGCTAACTAATTGTACTATTTGTTGCTATATTATTTATTATTCCTTACTATATTATTTCTTTACCAATATATAAAAAATTGAATATTTTTTTATATTTTCTTTACCAATATATAAAAAATTGAATATTTTTTTATATTTTCTTTACCAATATATAAAAAATTGAATATTTTTTTATATATAACTTATGTATTAACAATTTAACAAATGGAAAAAGCACAACAAATTCTAGAATGTCTAAATAATCACATAGATATTTTAGAAAAATATGGCCCAACTAGTTATGATCTTAAAATTGCACATATTGCAGTTGTTGATTGTATATTCAAGAGAGAATGCCAATTGGAAGACAACTTTAAACAAAGTCTTAATCCAAAACCTAGGTATAGAAGAAAACGCGGTCGTAAATCACAAAAGAAATGTCGCAAAAATAGACTTGCAAAGCGTCAAGACTTAATAGTGCAAGCGCGTATTGACGCATCATATCCAAATCCACATTTAGATTGGCGTGAAGAACATATTAGAACAAAAGGTTATGATATACATGATCTTAATTCATATTCATTTAACGACATATTACAATTAGAAGACTAATTAAATATTGTTATTAGTCTGACGCCTTTTCACATGCCTCTCGTGTTGGATATTTTCCCATTTCATTAGGTATACATATATATGTAAGCTTAATTTCTTTTACTGGTCCCGATACAGGTGTTTTAATTATATAAGGTGCAACAGGTTTACTTAATTGATCTTTAATATGACTAATTGTAGCATAAATACTTTTTGGAAATCTTAAATCTCCATACGAAGGTAATGCATTTATATTATACCACTTACCATCTGTCATTTCAGTATTTTTCTCAAAACGTATTGTAGGATCTGTACTACTTACATACCACCAAATATCAGTATGTCCGTGAAAGTTATAATAATGAATTTCCGTTCGTAGTTTTGGTGCCCAAATATCTAAATCAAATCCACCAGTTTCTTCACGAAATTCTCTAAATGCAGCTGTTAAACTACTTTCGCCAGGATCAATTACTCCACCTGGTATATTCCATTTCTTCTTTCTATTTTTTACTAAATATATATTATTATTATATAATAAAGCTACACATGCATTACGTGCACCTTTATCACATGCATTATGTGCACCTCCAAATTGATTTTGTAAATTTAAATATTTATATTTGTATTTAAGATATTTTAATCTATAATCCATAATCCATATAAATAATAATTAGAAATTATATCTGTTAATCTAGAATAAATATATTATAGTCTAAATATATTAACAAATAAAGAAGATGTTTATCTACCTCTATTATATAGTTATTCAAAAATATTGAATAATATATAAAAAATGATTTTTTTATATCATAAGATATAGTTTCTATTTACAAATGGACATATTAACAGGTTTTATTATAATTGGACCAGACGACAATGAAAATGTGATGAATCAATCAAATGATATAACATTACCAACAGATTTTAAATTATTTAGTTATAATAATGATTCTACTGCAACATTTCAATATAAGTTTAATAATAACATTTATTATATTATATATAAAATAAATACTAAAAATGGTTTATTATTATTTTTTGAATTAGTTAACAATGTAGAATTATGGGATATTAAATATATGCAACCAGTGTATATACATTCATCATATAAACCATATTTTGAAATTAGATTTGCAATTGTTATGAATATTGAACATATTCAAAATAATATTAATACATCTATTGCATTATATAACATTATAAGTGACAAATATTTATATGAATCAAATATTAAAAATAATACAAGTGATATATTATCTCATAGTATTTTACCATCGCCTAGTTCTATTAGATTACCATCTACTTTTAAATTAAATTTATATCCATATCAAAAAAATAGTCTGAAAAAAATGAAAGCTATTGAACGTGGAGAATATGAAATGTCTATTAATTATACTTATCCTATTGTTTTTGAACAACCTGGCGTTCCTAGTAATACTTCATGTATATTATATAATCCGATTTTAAACAAAAATATAACGATTGATAATAATCTTAATATATTACATTTAAAAGCATTATCAAAAGGTGGTATATTAGCTGATGAAATGGGACTGGGGAAAACAATTACATGTATTGCATTAATTATGACAAATCCACCTGCACCAAATCAACCAAGCACAATATATTCAACAAATTATAAAATAAATAAAATTAATTCAAAAGCAACAGTTATTATTTGTCCATCGCATTTAGCTAAACAATGGGCATCAGAAGTTTTACGATGTAATTCACAATGTAAGGTTTTAACTATTTTAACAAAAAATGATTATACCAATATTACATTTAATGATTTTATTAATTCAGATATTATTATTACAACCCATCAATTTATTATGAATTTCAAATTTTATCCAACATTATATTATAAAGTATGCACTGCATCAAGTTTTAATTTTGATGCTCGTGATGAAATTATTAAACATTATTTAAATACTCAATACGCAGAATTAGGATTTCCAGGAATTAATAATCTTAAAAATCCAATTTTTGAGTTTTTCTATTTTCATCGTATTATAGTAGATGAAGGTCATGAAATTTTTAGTGAAACAATTGGTGCCATATCAGTAAGTTTATATATTGGTAGATGGATTACAAATATTGATGCGAGTTATAATTGGTATATTTCTGGAACACCATTTCCTAATTATAAAAGTATTAAAAATTGTGCTAAATTTATTAAATTAAAATTAGTTGATGAAACTAATAATTTAACATTTGATTATTCTACTACTGTGCCATATAAAACAGTGGGTCCTACTAGTTTTATGTTTAAACAGTATATATGGGAACAACTATTAAATAACTTGTGTATTAGACATTTGAAATCTGATGTTGAATCACAAATTAAAATTCCAGGATATAATGAATGCACTGTTTGGGTTCGTATGACAGATATTGAAAGAAATATATATGATGCTAAAAAAGGCAGAATATCCGATACTCAATTACAACAATTATGTTGTCATCCACTAGTTGTTGAATCTGCAAAAAGAATGTTTGGTAATGTAGAAATAGATTTAACATTAATGCAAGAACAATTAATTACTTATCATAAAAATAATCATGATACATATAAGATAAAATTAGATAAACTTGACTCAACCAGACCAGAGTATCACATGTTGAAAAAAACATATCAATCACAAATGTCTGAATCATTATATATTTATACATTATTAGAGAAAATGAATGATCCTGAAGTTATCGAAGGTGAGAATTGTTCTATTTGTATTGATGTTCTTGATAATCCAACAATGACATCATGTGGGCATTTATTCTGTTATAATTGTATCAAGTTATGTTTAACACATAGAAAAAGATGTCCCATGTGTAAGGCCGATTTAGAAGGCAAGGATTTAATGGTAATGAATCTTAAAAAAGAAGTTGATACAGAAACAAATCCATTGATATTAAAATATGGTTCTAAATTAGGCAAGTTAATTTCAATCACAAGACACTTAGTTGCACAAGACAACACAAGAATTATTATCTTTTCTCAATGGGATGATATGCTTACATTAGTTGGGAGAGCTCTTATTGATAATGGTATTGATAATTGTTTTGTTAAAGGTAATGTAATGATGCGTAATGCAGCAATTACAAAATTTAAAGCTGGTAAAAATAAAAAAGGTGATGATAATAAAGTTATTATGCTATGCTTAAAAAATGCGGCATCAGGAACAAATCTTATAGAAGCCACTCACATTCTTTTTGTAGAGCCAATTAATGCACCACAGAAAGAAATACAAATCATTGAACATCAAGCAATTGCAAGAGCATGCCGGATTGGACAGAAAAATCCAGTTATGGTAATTAGAATTTTAATTGAGAATACAATTGAAGAAGATATTTATCGTAGAAATTATGATAATTCAGCAGTTGTATCTTTTACAGATCCTTCATTTATGATTACATAAAATCATTTTATTTATTATTATTATTTTATAATATATAATAAAAAAATTATAAAATAATTATTTTATAATTTTTTAATTCACACAAGATAGCAAACTAATTTATGTATTCCTAGATACTACTAATCAATCCAAATAAATTAATAATATTAACATACCATTTTTGCATTTTAGCCGATTAGTCGACATGATGGGACATATGTTAATGATCCCGATTTTGCCCTAGGGTTAGACCCAAAACCCCCACTAGCTGAATCATTTGTATTATACCAGTGCGATAGTTGATTTGATAGACATGTCATACCCTTTAGCTTTGTCGTGGAACCCCCTACACCAATGCCAATGACAAAATGGTCCCCACGTGCAAATGTTGTATTTTGACCACTTACACTTGTAATCGGTATAGTTGTTCCTGCAATTGTTTGAAAAGTGTTACTTAAAATATTAAGAGATTGAGCAACAAGTACCGCAGTTAGGTCGCTGCCGCGAAACAATGCCACTCGAACAGAGTCTGAACCGGTGCTTTCAAAAGCAATACGTATAGCCGTTACAGTCATACCAAAAAGCATCTTCTCATTTAAATAATAATCATATGAGTTTACAGCCATAGCTTGTGTAAAATATAACTGTGGAACAACATCATAATCCATAATACTTGAACCACCACTAGTAGAGTTGATAGTTATATCATTTGCGGTATGAGTAAAGGTAATGTTAGTTCCAGCTGTGAGAGATTTTACACTTAAATCTGGACCATTTCCATCTACAACTAAAGAAGTCCCAGTTCCACCAGATACAAGAGAAGCCACAACTCCAGTATCTCCTTTAGGACCAGTAGCACCTGTAGCACCTGTAGCACCTATAGCACCAGTCGCACCAGTAGCACCTGTCGCACCTGTATCACCAGTAGCACCAGTTGCACCATCAGGACCTGTATTACCAGTAGCACCTGTCGCACCTGCAGGACCAGTATTACCAGTAGCACCAGTATTACCAGTTAGTCCAGGACTACCGTTGACTATTAGTAATATTTCATCATCGCCATAGATTGTTCCAGATACAGATTTTGTTAAAAATGTAATTGTAAATTTAATTATTCCATAATTAGGCGGTTCATCTTTATTTATTATTTTATAATTAATATATATATTTGAATCAGTTAAAAGCTGTATTACAAGTGTTAAACCAATTGGAATATCATTTAATAATTGACTCATATCACGGCCATATATATCTAAATGATTTATACATACACTTGTGCTTAGTGTAGGATCTTCTGTATTTAAAAATAAATAACCAGAAGCGGGTGTGCCTGATAGTTGACTAGACATTTTATAGGCAAATACTGAAGAAGATAGACCTGTAGCACCAGCAGGACCAGTATTGCCTGTAGCACCTGCAGGACCAGTAGCACCAGTAGCACCTGCCGGACCAGTAGCACCAGTTGCACCAGTAGCACCAGTAGCACCAGTAGCACCATCAGAACCAGTATTACCAGTAGCACCATCAGAACCAGTATTACCAGTAGCACCTGCAGGACCAGTATTACCAGTATCACCAGTAGCACCTGCCGGACCAGTATTACCAGTAGCACCATCAGAACCAGTAGCACCAGTTGCACCTGCAGGACCAGTCGCACCAGTTGCGCCAACAGGACCAGTAGCACCAGTTGCACCAACAGGACCAGTAGGACCTGTAGCACCATCTGCACCAGTATTACCAGTAGCGCCAGTAGCACCATCTGCACCAGTATTACCAGTAGCGCCAGTAGCACCAGTAGCACCAGTTGCACCTGTAGCACCAGCAGGACCAGTAGCACCTGTAGCACCTGCAGGACCAGTATTACCAGTAGCACCATCAGAACCAGTAGCACCTGTAGCACCGGTAGCACCTGTAGCACCGGTAGCACCTGTAGCGCCAGTAGCACCAGTAGCACCAGTTGCACCTGTAGCACCAGCAGGACCAGTAGCACCTGTAGCACCTGCAGGACCAGTATTACCAGTAGCACCATCAGAACCAGTAGCACCTGTAGCACCAACAGGACCAGTAGCACCAGTAGCACCAGTTGCACCAGTAGCACCTGTAGCACCAGTCGCACCAACAGGACCAGTAGCACCAGTCGCACCAACAGGACCTGTAGCACCTGTAGCACCAGTTGCACCTGCAGGACCAGTAGCACCAGTTGCACCAGCAGGACCAGTAGCACCAGCAGGACCAGTAGCACCAGTAGCACCAGTAGCACCAGTAGCACCAGTAGCACCTGTAGCACCTGTAGCACCTGTAGCACCTGTAGCACCTGTAGTACCTGTAGCACCTGTAGCACCTGTAGCACCTGTAGCGCCAGTATTGCCAGTCCTACCTGTAGCACCTGTATTACCAGTTCTTCCACCGCTACATGTATCAATATTAGTAATATCTATATTGTTTAATATATATAATTTATTAGTAGCTGCAGTGCCATAAGAACCGGGAGTAGCTGATACATAAGTTACAGATACATCAAAATAATTAATACTACCAGTAGCGCCTGTTGCCCCAATTGTGTTTATATTATATTTATATATCATAAGTGTATTTATACCATCCGTTTCTACATTTTGTAAATAAATAGGCTGATTAACTTGTAAAAAAGTGTATACTCCTGTATTATTATAATAATCAATTAGTGTTATTCTGAATGTAGTTATATTACTAAAATTTTTTGGTATAGTACTTGGAATGGTGTAATATAAATCACCATTTTTTGTAGGAAATGAGGTACCATTGATATTTTCTAATATTAAATATGTATATTTAAAAGGATATGTGCCGTCATTATTACTATCATATACAACTGCGCATGTATTTTGATTACCACATATATCATAATCATTAACAGCACCATTATCTATAATATATTTTAATGTTTTTATTCCTACACTTCCAATATATATTAACTCTAAATACTCCGAAGCACTTGTATTTTTATCAACTAATAATGTACTATTAGACCATAATACTATAGTATTAATACACTTTGCAGAACTAAATAATGGCCCTAGTTTAATTATACTATCAGATACATGTATACCTGTTTGTATTAGATTTTCTATTATTAGAGTTTTACTATTGTAGTGAAATGTAGCATTATTAAAATATGCATATGAATTATTGCAAATTTTTGCCATATAACTATTTTTAAAAGTCCCTGAGCTTTGGTTTCTATATATACCTGCTTTAGTACTATTGATACTGCTACCGATATAATAAAATTTACTATTATCAATAATTACTACGGGTTCATCATTTTTTACATAAGTAGATATAGAACTACTAAGTAGATCAGTAAATCCATCTATATAATTAATAGTAACTATTGAGTTATTTGTTACAATTAACCCATAATACCAATTTTCAATTACACATTTACTAGCTATAACTTTTGCATTATTTGTAACAGTAAATCCAGTGCCCAATGAATTATAAACATCCGGACTACCAGTTGCACCAACATATTTATTTTTAAGTAGAGAAATATTTCTAGAAACATATAACTCTGCATTATCAATATATATACCATTATTATATTGCGAACTTGTTGCACTTGTATTTAATCCTATAATTTCTATAAAACCTTGTGCAATTACATTTGATTCTGACTTTATTATAAAACCATATTCATTATTGGCACCTGTCGCACCTGTAGTGCCAAGGTCAGAACCAAACTTATCTATAAAAATACTTTCATTATTATATAAATATGATTTATTAGTTATCAAAATGCCTGTGTTTTTAGTATACAAAAGTCTAATGATTTGTGTTGATAATATTGAATTGTTATCTATGGAAATGCCTGTAATTAATGTATAGTGAGCTGCAATTGTAGTTGTTGATACTGATGAGTTATTATTTATTTGCAAACCTATATTACATATACCAGTGTTAGCCTCTTCATTAATTCGTATTCCATCATTATTTATAATACTATTATTTAGAATATCTACACCAATATTTGTTATAAATTTAAATGATATATTAAGTCTATTTATTTTTGAATTATTTAATATTAGTCCATTGGCAGCGCCATTAATTGAAATACTATATGCACCGAGGTCTGTATCAATACTATTATTTATTATACTATTGTTTATAATATCTAATCCTGTTGTTGTTATATTTGTTAATGATATCTTAAGTCTATTTATTTGTGAATTATTTAATTTTATACCATTTGCGGCATTTGTAATTATAATAGTATATAATCCCTGAGTTGTATTAAATAAAACATTATTATTTATTATACTATTATTTAACATTTCTAAACCGGTATTTGTTATATTTATTAATTCCATTTCAAGTCTATTTATTTGTGAATTATCTAATTTTATGCCATAAGCTGCATTTGTAATTCTAATGGTTTTCACACCTGTCAAATTATCATTATTTATTACACCATCATTTAATACATAAATACCAGTGTTTGATATATTAGTTAATGTAATAATTTGTCTATTTATTTGTGAATTATTTAATATTATTCCATTAACAGCATTTGTAATTGTAAGAGTGCCTATTCCTTCAAAATTGCTTCCGGTTTCCATAAAAATAGCTGCATATGTACCTGTTGCACCTGTTGCACCTGTATTCCCGCTACCAACAAGTGTAGTAGAATTATTATAAACATTTAATTGGGTATTATTTGATAAGTCTAAACATATATCAATATTATTTTCAGGAAGATTACTTGTTGTATAATTAATATCTATTTTATCAAAATATAAAACACTATTAATTGCTTTTATACCTCGTGCACATTGTTTAGCTTTCATAATAAATCCAATATAACTAAGTGATTTAGTAGGCTTTGTTGTAATTTTGGAATTGTTAGTATATATTCCTAAATAACAATTAATCAAATATATATAATTAGATATCAATTCACTATTATCTAATAAATATATACCAGTTGATGCTAAAAGAAAATTACTATTTACTATATCACTTGAAAATTTTATATATAATCCATTTAGTGTTAGATCACCATATGATAGAGGATGTCCTATATTTCCAATAATTGCTTTAGACATATTTTTCATATATAATCCTGTTTGCGCACCTACACAATTCACAGTAAATGTAATATTCATATTTACTGTGCATAATATAGTAGAATTATTTAATATAGTTATACAAGTATAATCAGTAGTTGCATTTAAACTATTACATATTAATGTTGAGAAATTATCTACTAATATTCCTTTGTATGTAGTATTTAAATTATTATATATATAAGTTAAATTATATATATTCATTGTGGAATTATTAGTAATATTAATTGAACCATATATAGGTAATAAAGAACACTCTGATAAAAAAGTGGAATCATTGTTTATATGAATTGCAAGGTCCTTGCATGCATTTGCTATATCTGCTGGACCAGTGCTACCTAAATAAATATTTTTTTCCTTAGTTACAACTTCAGTGCTTTTCATTATTATTTTAATTGTAGAACTATTATTTGCATATAATAATGTCTTTTTGAAATTAACTATTTTTATATTTTCATCCAACATCATTATTGAATTATTAGAAGCATATAAACCATAATAACTAGCACCACCTGTTGCACCACCTGTTGCACCATCTTCAAAACTTCCATTAAAATTAATAAATTTAATATATCCTGTTGAATTATCATATATATTTATAATTCCAGATTGTTGTATGATTCCTGATTGTTGCCATGAGGAAACACTTTTACAATGCACATTTTCAATATATGTTCGTGAATTATATGTAATATTAATTTGACTAATATTATTCAAAAAACAATTTTTAATATAAGATATTGGTCCATTAATAAATATATATTGATTTGTTAATGTACTTATAGTACGAGTACTAGTAAATACACTATTATAAATTATCATTGGTATTATTGGTATTGATATTGGTATTGATGTGTCTGTTATTGTCATATCAGGATATACAAGAGTAGAATTGAAATAAAATTTACTATTTTTCTGATCATCTAAATATACACCGCATAGTTTTGTTGTGCCAAATTCTATTAAACTATTTGTATTTATTATTGAATTGTCATTGGTTGCGGTTGGTTGTCGCAATAGTTTAATACCATTTATATTTATATTGCTATTAATTATATTCAAATTACCTTGGAAGTAAATATTTATATATCTAAATATGACATTAGTATTATTAACACCAATTATATTAGTTCCATTTTCATTAGTTTGAATACTGCAATTTATTCTATATATTTTAATATTACCAGATATACCAGATGTCCCATTTGAGTATGCAATACTAATTGCTGTTGTAGTAGAACCAATATTTACTTCATATATAAATGCTTCTACTCCAGATAGTGAACCTGAAGTAAATTGAACAAAACATCCTGGTGTAATAAGATTAACATTAGCAGGAACAGCAGGAATAATAGTATTATCAATAAATGCATTATTAGTAATTGTAAATGTTATTAATTGTGAAAATGTGTCACGAGTAGAACTAGTAATAGTAGTAGATCCAATTGTTGTTAAATTTGAAAACTCAAGATTCTCGGGATCTGTTGGAGTTCCCTTACAGCACATAATTACTACAGGATTTATTTGACTACCTAAATTACCAGTGCATATTGATACATTTGCAGGCATAGTATATTTTTCATCAGCTACAGCAGATTTTATATAAATAGTACATGTATTATTATATCCAACCGTTCTTATTTTATTATATGCACTTATAATAGAAAGAAATGGTGTATAAAAATTACCATCTTCAGGACCTGTTGAACCGGTAAATGTATCTGGTTCTTTAATATAAAGCACAAGATCGTCTGGTATATTATCATTACAACATGGACCAGTATCTCCTTTTGGACCTGTCGCGCCTGTATTACCTGTTGCGCCAGCAGGACCACCTGGACCTGTATTACCTGTTGCGCCAGTAGCACCAGAACCTGTTGCACCAGTAGCACCTATAGCACCTGTTGCACCAGTAGCACCTATAGCACCAGTAGCGCCAGTAGCACCAGTTGCACCTATAGCACCAGTTGCGCCAGTAGCACCAGTAGCACCTGTAGCACCAGTTGCACCAGTTACGCCAGTTGCACCAGTTGCGCCAGTTGCGCCAGTAGCACCAGTTGCGCCAGTAGCACCAGTTGCACCAGTTGCACCAGTTGCACCAGTTGCACCAGTAGAACCAGTAGCACCAGTGGCACCTGTAGCGCCAGTTGCACCTGTAGAGCCAGTAGCACCTGTAGAACCTGTAGCGCCAGTGGCACCAGTAGAGCCAGTAGCACCTGTAGAACCTGTAGCGCCAGTAGCACCAGTATCGCCAGTAGCACCTGTAGAACCTGTAGCGCCAGTGGCACCAGTAGAGCCAGTAGCACCTGTAGAACCTGTAGCGCCAGTGGCACCAGTATCGCCTGTAGCACCTGTAGCGCCAGTAGCACCTGTAGCACCTGTAGCACCAGTGGCACCAGTGGAACCAGTAGAACCAGTGGCACCAGTGGAACCAGTAGCACCCGTCGCACCAGTTGCACCTGTAGCACCAGTAGAACCTGTTGCACCTGTAGCACCTGTAGCACCAGTAGCACCTGTAGCACCCGTCGCACCTGTAGCACCTGTAGCACCTGTTGCGCCAGTAGAGCCAGTAGCACCTGTAGCACCTGTAGCACCTGTTGCGCCAGTAGAGCCAGTAGCACCTGTAGCACCATCTGGACCTGTGGCACCAGTAGAACCAGTTCCACCTGTGGCACCAGTAGCACCAGTTGCGCCAGTAGAACCAGTCCCACCTGTAGCACCATCTGCACCAGTTGCGCCGGTAGAACCAGTTGCGCCGGTTGCACCATCTGGACCTGTAGCACCAGTGGCACCAGTGGAACCAGTAGAACCAGTTGCACCAGTAGCACCAGTTGCACCAGTAGCACCAGTTGAACCAGTAGCACCAGTAGCACCAGTAGCACCAGTAGCACCTGTAGAACCGGTATAACCAGTTGCACCTGTAGCACCAGTGGCACCATCAGGGCCAGTTGCACCGGTAGCACCAGTGGCACCAGTAGCACCTG